CGTACCAATGCCGTCCTGACAGCCGGCTGTTTGACCCGGCATGGAAACATGGCGGGGCAAAACTGGTCTTCCATGACACGGACCGGAACTGGTACCTGCATATCTCTGTTACCAAGGCATTCCCGGATACCAGGAGAAGCCGTATTACGGAGATCTACGGCCATGACCGTGGCTTAATCAATCTGGTGACTTCCTGCGGTGACAACGGGGAGACCGTATTTCAGGACGGGCAGGACATACGCAGGATAAAGGAACGTTATGCACGAACGCGCGCTTCCTTACAGGCAAAAGGAACAAAGGGAGCCAGACGGGTCTTAAAGCGTATTTCCGGACGAGAGAACAGGATGATGTCTGATGTGGACCACCGCATCAGCAAGACACTCGTTTCCGGATGCAGGGCAGGTGCCCTGCACGTATTTGAAGATCTGTCCGGAGTCTCATTCCAGAACCTGGAGGACAGGAATGCGTCTGGACGGTATGAACTGCGTTCCTGGACGTTTTACAGCCTGGAGATGAAAACAGCCTACAAGGCTGCCATGCGCAGGGGAGCCATCCTAAAGGTCGATCCACAGTATACCAGCCAGAAATGCCCTGGATGCGGGACGATCGATAAGACAGCAAGGGACCGCAGCCAGCACCGCTATACGTGTAAGCACTGCGGACGCGTTTACAACGATGATGAAGTGGTAGCAAAGAATCTGCGTCAGCTTGGCATCTGGTATGTCAGTGGAGTGGATAACCCACATTTTTCCAAAAAAGTATCCGGATATTAAATACCCGGATACAAAAAAGCAAAAATAAGACAGTTTGGGGTGCCAAGTCAATGTGCCCTGAAGCCGCCCATAGAACCTGTACCGGCGAAACCGGGGGTAGGACCCCGGCATTTCTGGGAGCATCCCGCAAGGGATGACGTTAGGACCAGATAGGGAGCGGTAAACTCGCGTGGTCTGAATCAGAGGCTGGATAACAAGTGTTATCAAGCTCGTGACTTCAGTCGTGAGTAATTGACGCTTCGTGATGGAGGGACCGGCGAGAGCCGTGATTGATTAGCCGGCGCAGCTCCGCCACCGGCTGGGCCGTGTTAGACGTTGTGTTGTTGAGATGTGTGATTAAGGAGGCGTATGCTATGACATTGCGAGAATTATTATCACAGGGTATTGGGGTCTTAGGGCGAATCAGTGTTGTGCGTATCATTGAGGGCAAAAAAATCCATGTATATGGTGGTGATATTTATGGTCTTGATGGGGAAATCGAAGATGAGGTCATGGATAGGGAGATCCAGAATATTTACGGCCGTATATGTGGACAAGGAGAAAATATAGGGCCATGTCTTGTGATTGAGATTATATGATTTTTACAAAAAATGGACCCCTGCTCCATCATGTGGAGTGAAGGGTCCATTGTTTTGTTATTTTCGTCTGGGTCTAATGCGCGGTTACCAGTTCGTATATTCGATTATTTTCCGAATTTTTCTACGAATGCGTCTTCCGTCAGCACTTCAATCCCGAGTTCATGGGCTTTCTTGCTCTTGGTACTCATCTTTGCCGTGCTGCCGTCTTCCGGTGCATTTTCGACCAGATAGGAGGTTTTTGCTGATACAGAACCAGCTACCTTTCCTCCACGCGCCTCGACGGATGCTTTGAACTCGTCGCGGTTTTTGTAGATGTGGACGCTTCCGGTGATCACAAAGGTCAGGCCCTTTAAGGACTGGTCTGTGTTCTGTTCTGGTTTTTCTATTTCCAGCTCTTCCGCCAGGATGTGGAACATCAGGTTCTTTACGGCATCCGTTTTCGTAAACCGGCACCAGTCATAGACAGAACGCGCCTTAACATCTCCGATGCCGTCCAGGTTCACCAGCTCCTCATACGATGGATTCTCATAATATGCCAGGAACTGTTCCAAGTCTCCGCTCCAATGTGCGGAAAGTTTCTTTGATAAGTCGTTTCCAAGAAGCGGGATTCCAAGGGCAAAGAGAAGTTTCTGGAGCGTGGTCTTTCTGGATGCGTCAATGGCATCCAGAAGATTCTTCCAGGATTTTTCTCCCCAGCCGTCTCTTGCGGCTAATGCCTCCGGCAGTTTCCCCTGTGTACGCTTTTTTAAGGTATAGGCTTCCGCCGGATAGCGCTCCAGTAATTTCACCTGCTGCAGGTCTTCGATCTGGGATGGCCCGAGTCCTTTAACGTTTAATCCGGAACGGCTGAATGCATTGACAAGCATGCCCCTGGTCCTTGCCGGGCAGTTTGCGTTATCGCAGTGCAGGACGCGTATTCCGTTACGGTTCTCGATTCTGGTCGGCTGTCCACATACCGGGCATCGTTCCGGCACTTCGATCGGACGCATCTGATCCAGATTGCCCGCTGTCTGCAAATAAATCTGCGGGATGATCATGTTTGCCAGTCCGACCTGGATCTTGGAGCCGATCTGCAGAGTGGAGACGGCGTCTTCGTCTTCGGATGGAATATGCTCCATGACGGATAAATTGTGCATGGAAGCGCGGGTTACGGTAGAACCGGCACCAAGACGCACCGGATCGAAGATGGCGACCGGAGTGATGATACCCGTCTTTCCAACGGACCACTCTACGTCCTGTAATACCGTTTCCTTCGTTTCATCCGTCCATTTCATGGCGATACTTCCGCGTGGGTGATGTCCGGTACTGCCAAGTCCTTCGGCATATTCCTGGTCATTGTAGGAAAGGACCAGTCCGTCTGTCGGGTAAGGGTTTGATGGAAGTGCATTCTGCCAGTTATCGATGTCAGAAAGGATCTGGTCTGCGTCCGTTAAGCAGAAAGCGACGGTCTGGATACCCTGGGCCTGTAAAAATCCGAAACGTACATCCTCATAGCGGAGTGCTTCCGTCTGAGCGTCCGGCTCAACAAGCTGGAAGGCGTAGAAACCGATCTCCCTTTTTCTGGATTCCCGGCTGTCAAACATCTGGATCGTTGCGGATGCGAGGTTTCTCGCATTCTCATAGATCCCGCCATTTTCCTCATTGACGCGGTCAAATTCTGCGTAGGTCATGATTGCTTCCCCTCGGATCACGATATGGCGTTTATCCGGGATGGTCTCCGGGAGCCCTTTAAAAAATCTTGCGTTGTGCGTGATATCGTTCCCTTCGACTCCGTCTCCGCGTGTCACAGCCTGTACCATCTTTCCCTGGTCGTAGGTCACAACGACGGTCAGACCATCCATTTTCCAGGACAGGATTCCCTGTTTATCGCCAAGCCAGTTTATGAGGGTCTCGCGTTCTGCGTATTTTGCTTTACCGAGAGATAAAGCCTCCTGTTTGTGTCTTACCTTTTTTAATTCTGAGACCGCAACCGGCGCTCCGACCGCGATAGTCGGGCTTCCTTCATACGCAAAGCCGTGTTCTGTTTCCAGGTCTTTTAAGCGCGCGAGCTGTCGGTCAAATTCATAATCTGTCATCGCGGAAGTCCCGGTATTGTAATACTGCGCCGCCGCGATCTTCAATGTTCTGGTTAAAAATGCCTGCACATCCTTGTCTGTTTCTGTTAATTTTCTGATCTCCATTTTTTCTCCTTTGCTTTTGCATAAAATATGATGACTGTGGTTTGAGGTAAGCGTAGTGATGCTGAAGTTTGTCCTGTCACATGCACGGATTATTTTTCCGCCTCAACAATTACGATGTACTCTGTTCCTTTAAAATGAAACGTCCATTTTCCATCGTATGCATATCCGGGTTCGGTCCCCGTCTGCTCACATCCGTTCTGGAATAACACACCCTCTGTATACGGAGTGTCATCTTCGCAAATCACCAATTTGATGTCTATCTCGATCCCATCCGGAAACTTTGCGGTATGGGTAATCGCTTCGTCCCGCTTATACCCATATTTCTGGTAGATTTCACTTCCCGTGAGACCCAGCAGGTTATTGATCAGATCCATTTCTTTTTTTGATAATGTGATTGTCTGTGTCATATTTTCCCTCTTTTTCTTTTTCGTTTCTTATCGGAATTTTGAATAAACATCCTGTCTGGCTTTTAAGATCTCCTCTTTGGGGACCTTTGCTAAGAACCCGGCCGCACCTTTCGCAAAATCCTCCGCCCGGAAATCCGGGTGGAGCAAAAGAATTCTGGAATTGACTGCCGGCGTCGTGGCTGTCGCATGATGTTTTTTGCAGAAGCTGCCATAATAACATGACATGATCTGCACCCAGCGTTCCTGCTCTTTTGCGTTCCTTTCTTGAAAAGTGGTCGAAATGACGTCTGTTTCCCGTTCCTTCTTTGTTTGCGCCTTTGGTAATGCGACGCTGCAGGACGGGATCCTTGTTACCGGCATCCCGCGTTTAGTCCAGAATGCAACAGTTGCGTCATAGCCGCGGTCGTCCGAAATGATTTTAAAATCATTCTTTTCCGGGTCACATGCGGATAATAAGCATCCGAGTGCGCTGATCAGCTGGAAATCCATGGCATTTGCCGTTCCGGCGATGCAGCTTTCCAGTCGGATCTGATCCGGTCTTCGCAACAGCTTTTCCGTAATACGGTATGGGAGTGCGGGGGAGTGATCTGTGTAAAACAGATGGATCATTTCCGTATCCTTTAACCCTGTGACCAGCCGTTCGATGATCGGGGTTCCAAAGTTTTCCGTATCCACCAGGTAATGCGTCCGGTAGCGGATCACGTCCTTTAACAGGCGGACCATATACTGATCCGGGTGGGCATTTCCTGTTTCCGCTTTTTCTTCCTGCACATCTGTCGACCTGACCCATGCATCATCCGGTCCGTCATCCTGAATAGCGGTATCCGGTTTCTCCCGGACTTCCATGACCGGCTCCATTACCTGGCTTTCTTCCTGTACCAGTTTTAATTCCATTTCCGGTTCTGAATCCGTTTTATATGATTCACAAGCCTGGAGGAGGTCTGCTAAATTCATTTCGGCTGTCATATGCATTTCGTGTGTGGACGGGTCTGTGGATGGGCGTGGCCTGAGTGTTTCCATGCGAAATTGTTCCAGTTCTCCGCGTTTTGCAAGGTCAATGGCCTGCGTCACTACTGGGATCATGGTATCGTTTCGTGGATAGAATCTGCGGTTTTCCTTCATGAATACCAAGATGTCCTCCATAGCCTGGATGCTTTGATCCAGGGTACCGTTTTTTTCAGCTTCCAAGAGGATATCTCCCGGAGTTCTACCTTTCCATCCGGTAAACCAGAAGGACACCCGAAAAACATCCGGAAGACGTGTTCCTTTTGTCATGGCTGTTTTCTGGCCGCTCTCACGGCTTTCCTGCGAAACGGACTGTCCATCAGACGGTTTTTCTTCCTTGCCATCCGGGATTTCTGGCATGGTGCTTTCTGTTGTTGCCTGTACTTCCTGGATTTCCGGATCATGCGGATCGGCCATCACCTGGACTTCCTGGATGCCTGTTTCCGTTGGCTTTTGGCTCTCCGGCGTTTCCTGGGCGTTTTCTTCCGGTCTTTCTTCCAGCAGGTGCTTCCTGCGGTACCAGTTGGACTGTGCGGATGCAGCAGTCATGCCGGTCGCTTCCGCAATCTGTTTCCACGTCATGTGCTGTTTGCGGCATTCCGCAATCCTTTTAACGATCTCAAGCCACACTGCCGTTTTATCCGGCTTCTTATCTGTGTCTTTTTCTTTTGTCATTTTTATTCTCCTTTCATTCCTTATTGTGATGATCGTTCGGTATCAGTATGTGGATGATCCGGATCGAATCCTGCTGTTTTTTCTGATTTGGTTTTGGTTGGGTGTTCCCAGGGAACACCTCTTAGCCGTCACTATTTTGGTGCTTCGTGTATTACATCAAAAACCCGGGTACGCTTTCGCGTCCCGGGCTGATGCATTCCGGATGTCGGATGGCTCCATCATTTTTCCGTTGTGTGTCCTGCTGTGATAGGGATATTTCTGTTGTTGCGGGAATATTTCTGCTCCTGAACGGTTCCCATCCACGGGAATGGAGGATGACTGTCGTGCCGGTTCGGAATGGACGTATTTCTTACCGCAGGTATTCTCCGTACCGGTCTGTATCGTACCAGTTCCTGACATCCCGGTAAGTCACGTGGCGGTAGTAACAGAGCCCGAATTTCGGAATACCAAGCTCTTTTGCGTAAAAGTACAGCCGGATCCGGATTTCCTTGGGACAGTCATCTGAGCCATATGCATTTTCCGTCATGATGAATGCGTCACGGCTTTCCTCCGGCAGTGCTTCGCATGGTTCCATATATAAAAATTCACGGTCCTTCATGTAAGGTTCGTTTTTTAATTCTTCCGTCATAATGGTCGCGATGACCGCGCCAGTCCCGGTCCCGCCGCCGTGATCCGTGAAGGCGTTAAAGACCTGATCCGGGTCCTCGCCGTCGGCTACGGCGCGTTTCCACAACTGGATACGCTCCGGGTCCGTGCAGAAGGTACTGCGATGGTTTGATAAAAAATCTATGAAACCCGGCGGCGTCTCCTTATATGGGAGCCCTGGCCCAATGCTGACGGTTTCATACGCCTCCCCGCCAAGCAGGTACTGTAACAGGCGGTGTGCTGTATCGGCCGTTTTCTTTTCTGCGGCTTCCCTTGATGTGATCTGTGTCTCTGTCCCGTCTAACATCCGTTTCACGTCCATTCCCATAATCAGGAATTTGCCTGCGGTCGTCTTTGCGTAATAGATGGTAAACGTGCTTCGGCATACATAGTCCGCATTTCTCCATGTCAGATCTATCTGCATGGAATTTTCCGCCTGCCGGTAAACCGTGCTGTCGCACGACATTTCCGGTCCGAAATGGAAGGATAACGCATCCGCATGCTCCGGACGGTAGAGCATATCAAAGGCTTCACATAACCGTTCGATCGTCTCACATACCAGATGATATTCCTGTCCGTCTTTTAAGAAAAATTCCTTAAAGTCCCGGACCAGTCTGGCAGCCGTCGTATGGATATCTTCCACTTCGTATCCGCAGGACACTAAGAGGTCCTTTAAAGTTACCGTCGGCATGTGTTCTGCCATGGTCTTTAATGTGTTCTTTGACGGTCTCGCGATCACTTCCTGGTTTAACAAGCGGTTTAAATGCGTGTAGCTGATTCCGGATACCCGGGCAAATTCGCGCTGCGTGCGGATCCCGATGCCCTTCCGCAGCAGCCTGCGGAATTCTTTAAACTCCAGTCCGCCATGCGGATCCATTTCCTCACGGTTCTCTTTTTTTAAATCTTCCATAGGTTCCTCCTTATGACCAGATGTACTGTTTGGTGAGATAGATGCGGAGGATCTCATAGACCGGTTTCCCGATCGCAAGCAGGAACTTGCGGCCATCCGGATCATCTTTGTTTTCTTTCTGTTTATTCTTTTCTTCATCGTCCGCCTCTTTGTTTTCCATAAAGTCGGAGACGGCACTTAAGACAGCCTGGTCGGTTAACCAGCGGAGTCTGTTCGGATCTGCCTGGTAGGATGCGAATACGTTTTGAAGCAGCCAGGCGACAACCGGCTCCATCAATTCCAGGACGCGGTCAGCCGCTTCCTTTGTTCTGACTTCTGCCTCTGCCTCGGCTTCCGCATCCGGTCCATCTTCCCGGTCTTCATCCGGTTCTTCCAGGCTTTCTTCATAGGCGCGCCACCGTTCGATTAATTTTTCCCTTTCTACTGGAAGTGTCAGAAGCCCGGATAAGTCGGCAACCTTTTCCGGTGCCGGGTTCATGATCATGTTGGAAAGTTCATCCAGGGAACTGATTGGATACGCGCGGTATGTCTTCGGAAAGGCACGCAGCCCGTTGCTCACCAGGCAGTCAACTGTTTCCTGGAGCAGACGATGCTCATTGATGCGGATGATCTGCGGGAATGGGATATTTAAGGCTAAAAGCCTGCGGATCCGTCCGGACTGGGAAACGACCATCTCGTATAAGCGATTTATCGCAAGCGGGATGAATGCTGGTTTCCCGCCTTCCCCTGGGCATCCCATGTAACGCATGCACGCCGGCATGACCGGGATGCAGTGCAGGATGTACGGTGCCTCGCTTAATCCCTGTTCAGCAAGGAGTGTTGCGACCGCTTCGGTTTCCGTCTGAAAGATCTGGTCTGTGTCCGGATGCTCCTCTTTCCATGCAGCAGCCTCTTTATTCGTATATGTTCTGGTTCCGCCTGTCCGGTCTTCCTCGGTCAGGATAAAGCAGCTTCCGTAGATCACGGATTCCAGGTCACGTAAGCTCATGTGGAGCTTTGCCGGAAGGGTCGCTTTACGCCCTCTGGTATACTGGATGTTTACGACCGGCTCTGCCAGTTCGATGTGTCCTATGCGGTCCGGATGGTCCCCGGGGATCATACCGAAGATTCTTTCATCCTGTAAGGTAGCAGTGAAATCTCCGGTGTCTTCCCCTTCTGCGGTCATTTTGCTTACTTCTCCGCGGGATGCCTCGCGGATCTCTTCATCTGTCACATCCGTCATGGATGCAAATTCTGCGGCAGTTGTACTGTACCATTGTTTGATCATATGGTTCCTCCCTTTTGTATTCGATTACTTTTTACGTTACTTTTTGTCTCTACTGTTATTTTAGTGTATATTATTACTTCTGTCAAGTGTTTGATTACTTTTTTATTTTATATAGTTATTTTATTACTTTTTTAATAAAAAACAGACAGCCGTGATGACTGTCTGTCTGGATGTATCTGTTGTTTTCTTATTTGTCCATCAGGTGCAGTGTATCGATCCGGCTGCAGGCAAGAGCACGCATGAATCCGTAATATGCATCCTTTAATGCCTGTTCTTCTTCTTTTGTGAGTGCGTCCTGCGGGGCTGCGTCATCGAAATGCATGATCTTCGGGTTTTTTAAGAGATCTGCCACGCTTTCCGCGATCACATAGGTGCGGTCTGATAATGGTACCAGATAGGTCGCAAACGGAAGAAAACGGTCGGCCAGGCATTTGAGCCATGCGGTCATCTGTCCGGCGTCTTTCGTCCTTGCGATCTCCCTGAGGTATAGATCGTCAGTCTGTTCCGGTCTTTCATGATTCATGACGGTTTTTAATTCGTCCTTATCGAATTCGCTCTGGTCTACCGGAATCGCGGTTGCGGAGTCTAAGTACTGGCAGAGCACGGCAGCGCCATGTTCCATGGATACGGCATAACCGCAATTTTGCCAGTCTGCCGGGACAAGGACCGGGATGCTTTTTTCTTTTGATTCGATCTCGTCGCGCTGCATGTATGGAGCTGTCATATCACACAGGCTGGTATACATCCACAGAGATTCCCGGTCATATTCTCCGTTTGCCGGTTCGCCTAAGATCATGTTTTTCAGATCCTCCGGGAAATCTCCGTCTTCCAGACGCACGCACGGGATGTCTTCGGTCTCTTCGTCCAGTTCGCCCTCTGGGCATGGTGTCCATGCGTTGGCATCCAGGTCATAAAACCACCGGTTCTTTTCCTTATCGGTCTTGAAACATTCTTTTGTCAGTGTGACCAACTCGCTGAGCGGGTCCACATCCCCATCCTCCGGTACGTAAAACATGATCTGCTCCGGAGTCCATTTATCGGAATCCAGCTGGATGGAAGTCACGCAGACCGTTAAGGCGTATGTAGCCGATTTTGCCTTTTTGATAAACTGGAGGTACGGACCGTCCCACAAGTGTACCCGTTCATCGTCTGCATCAAATGATTCCCATGCATCATCGTTTAAAAAGTCATCCAGGCTATCCTCTGTCAGTTTCCAGTTACTTAAATCCATATGCATAGCTTTTGCCGTGGTTTCCGCAGTGGTAAAGATCTGCTGCGCGATCCGGTTTCTTAATACGGCACTGAATTCCTGGTATGCGAGTGTATCCATAGCCCGCTCAAGCGACAGCAGTCTGGATGAGTCTAAGTGTGTTCCTGGTTTGGTGATCAGGGAGAGCAGATTGTCTGCTGTTGCTTTTTTACCTTCCATTTTTGTGGCTGCGTTCTTCGTGAACCGATCCCCTGCGTGAATGATGGTATCGTTCTTCATAATTTTGTTTGTACCGGTGGCCCGGTACGTCCTCCTTTCGGTATGATATCTTCAGTATGTATCATGTGCAGGGTTCCTGTTTTTGCGGATAACACTTTTTGGTCAAAAAAAAGAAGGACGCGTCACAACGTCCTTCTGATTGTTTTTGTAGAGGGGAGAGGAGCGCTCCGGGGTTTTCGTCCGGGGTTTGGCCGCTCCTCTTGTTTTCGTGCTTGTTATGGGTACAAATCTTACTGTGCCGCATTTCTCATCGCGGCCCGCACGACACTTACGATCGTTTCCGAAAGTTCCTCCACGGATGCAACCGTCCAGCAGTATTGTTCTTCTACCAGTTCCTCGTCTCGCGACAGGGCGACATGGAAATACCAGTCCTGGTTGATGTTCTGTCCCAGCCTTACGAGTAGTGTATGGTCCTTATCCAGTCTGTGTGCCCACCCGGTTTTTTCGAAGGAGAGGTTATTGCCTCTTCCGTTCCAGCGCATGGGGTTTAGAACTGCCATACAGGATGCGGCCAGAAGATCAGCCGTGTTTTTGCTGATGCCACCGGACGCCTTAAGCGAGACCTGTGCTAAGGCCATCTGAAGTCCGATCTGCCACATGTAGACTCTGGCAGATAACCGTTTGCCAAACCTCAGGTATACGGCATGGCGCCAGTTCGGCTCCATTTCCTCTAAGATGTCGCATATCTCTTTCGGATAATCCGTGCCCGCGACTTCATTTTCGGAAAACCATATACGAAGTCTTTTCACGGAATCTGTAATCGTATCACTCCAGTTTTCGTGATGTTTCTTTCTCCAGCATTCTTCTGCAAACTGAAGATCCGCTTCGATGTCTTCCGGTTCGTAGGTAAACATGCCTTCTCCGCACCGGATCTTCTCCGCAAAGTAGCCGATGTCGGAGACCAGTCCGCTTAACTGTTCAACCTTCAGTTGGTTCGAAAAGCAAGCAATGGCGTTTCCGCAGTCCCCGGTAATGATGATGTTTCCCTTCTCCAAGTCGATGATATATCGGCTCTGATAGGTACCGCTTCCATCCCGGTTCTTCCATTCCAATCCCAGGATCCCGTTTTCCGTGCATGATACCGTGCCATCCGGTCCCTGCCCATCTTTGCTCCATGGCAGGATCACCGCCTCAAAATTCTGGTACCGCCTCCTGCACATGTCCTCGATCTGTCTTTCTGTCATTTTTTCTTTCTCCTTTCCTTTTCTTACATTGTTTCGTGTTCAGTATGTAGACGGAGAGAATGGCGGCATGACAAATTCTTGAAGATCAAGTACTGGATTGGTCATTGTCGGTGGCCGGTCCTTCCTTTCCTTCCTGCTCATCGGTTAGCGTCTGGTCGCAGTCTGGTTCCTGATCGGGTTTTGGGTCTTCCGCCTGGTCGGTTTCGGAACCCTGTTCCAGTCCGGTCAATGCTTCTGATGCTTCTGATGCGGTCGCTGTTTCCGGCATGGGATCCGTCTCCTCCGCGGGAGTTTCTTCCGCCTGCAGTGCCAGCCATTCCGTGCTGGTGCCCTCTGTCGCTGCGGTTGAAATGATGCCGTTTGCGAAAATGTTACCGCACCAGGAAACTCCGCCACCGTATGTCTTTTTGCTGTCGATCGTGACGTACCCGTGCAGCAGGTCCAGCGCCATCTGCGGTTCGTACTGACGGTATCTCGCGGTCGTCCCTTTTTTGCGACGCCCGACATTCTGTTCCGCAAGGACGGTATTCCGGAGTGTATAGAGCCTGCAGATCATTTCCGCGTCTGTCAGGTCCGGACGGATCTCGGAAAGATACAGATCTGTCTGTGTCCCGCAGTTTACATTGACTGAAAAGAATGCCGCCTGCACTGCAATATGGCGCGTGGACAGCTGATAGCCGGCTTCGTCCATCCGTTTTCGGAACACGTCCCAGTATCTCGCACGCATATATTCCAACTGGTCGGTGATGGCGGCTTCGTAAGAGCGGGCCATGGCAGCGGAGAACGCGTCCTGGAGGGCCGTGTTCCCGACGAGTGTTTCGTCGCCGTCCACAGCATTTAAGTACGCGGATAATTCTGCCCAGAGTCCCGGGTGTTTCCCGTAAGCGTACCGGATAAAATCCTTCAGGTCGTACCGGTAATCAAACTGGCAGATCCCGTATGCGCGTCCCCGGTCCCCCATGATCATCTGTCCGCCGGACGTTTCCCCGGCGATGGATAGCATATAGAATTCGGCCGGCATCCCCGCGATCGTAAGGCCGGAAAGTGTCCCTACGGACGGATCCCCAGATGCGTCCCAGAGAAAAGCTGGCAGGGTTCCATCTGGCGGCATGAGATATCCGTCCGAATCAGCAGCTCGTCCGTCCGGTGTTGCCGTGTTCACGGCAAGCCGTCCATCTTCGTAAAAGTAAAAGCTGTCCGAATCTTCCTCATCTGGGATATCCACATATCCGGTCACCATCCCGGCATCCGTCATGTAGTACCATTCGTCATGGTACAATAACCACCCATCATGGAGGGCACCGTCCGGATCAAAATAATACCAGGTCCCATTCACCTGCTGCCAACAGTCCGATGCCATGCACCCGGACGCATCCATGTAATACCAGATTCCGTATTCCTGTTCCCATGTGTTTTTCACAACCATGCCGTTTTTGTAATAGTTCCATTTCCCGGCATGATTTTTGTGGAATCCGTCCGCGATATAGGATTGCGTCTGGACGCTTTCCGTTTTTCTTTCTGAGTCCAATGTTCCGGCTTCCGACACGGTCGCTTCTGATGCAGTGGCGGCTTTTGATATTCCTTCCGGCTGTATGGTTTCCGCAGCAATGACTGGCAAGCAACAGAAACAGAGGAATGAAATTACGCCTGCTGCCGTCCGCATCTGAAGCTGTTCTATTTTTTCTTTTCTTTCTTCTTTTCCTGTTTCATGTTCGATTCCATATTCCGGCTCGGCTTCCTGTCGGTTGCGTTTAATCCCGACAATCAGATCCAAAGCCGATTTCCGGATCCGGCTGGGAAAATTCCGGATTCCGTTTTCTGATTCCGTTTCCTGTTTTTCTTCCACGGTAAGTCCTCCGTTCTTTTGATATGTCAATATCTTCTCCTATATGGGTGTTCCCGGGGAACACCTGGACGAGCTGTTTTTTAAGATACGTCCTGCGGTGTTTCCGGAAAAACGCTTTCAGTATGTGTGACTTTTCCTTTTTTCGTTTTGCGGAAGATATGGAGGATATCTGGAAGTGGTACGGAAAGACGTCTTTTTGCGTCACCCTTAAGGGTGCCACTTTATCTTATCCGCAAGGAGTACCGGAGGACGTCTTTTTGCGTCACCCTTAAGGGTGCCACTTTATCTTATCCGCAAGGAGTACCGGAGGACGTCTTTTTGCGTCACCCTTAAGGGTGCCACTTTATCTTATCCGCAAGGATATCAGGCGTGGCTTTCTTTTCTTTTTTCTGCATCTTTGCTCTTCTTTTTTCGCAGATATGGGGAATTTGTGGTGTTTTCCGCTGAAAAAGTCCGAAATACGTACTCTTTTCTATGGCTTCGATACGCGGATATCGTTAAACGGCAGCGGAAAATGGATGGAAAGAGAAAATACAGAGGGACGTATAACCGCACTACTCTCCCTGACATCAGAACCGGCTATTTTCCCAGAGCCGAAGGACGGGAATTTGCGTCGGCGGGGCCTCAAAAGTACATCTGAACGTCTTTCTTCTATCACTTTGATGGATCGGACATACATCGGTATTCTTTTCGGGATTTCTTTCTGCATTTTCCTCCGGATCCTTATTGGATAAGGGGTTTTCAACTGAACGTCGGGCGGTACGACCGGTTTATTTTCGTGATTTTTGTCTGGATTTTATGGGATTGCCGGGATTTTGTGACGGGAATGAAGACAGGGTGCGTAGGACGGTTTCTTATGCGGACACTGCTTTACAGGCTCACGTCCAAGCGAAAGCATCTGCCGCTACCTAAGAACGCGATAAAAGAGAATAGACTTATCTTCGCGTCTTTAACTTCTATATTCTTTTCATTTTTTATGCTTCTGTCATCCAGATTGTTTCCTCCACAAACAGAAAATCTCAGTCGCCACTTACGAAAATCGGAGATAAAAAGCCCTTATTTTCCGATTTTTGCCCTTCTTTTTTTGCCGCATTTTGAAAATCCGCAAAGCATTTGCGACACTCTAATACGTAATATAAACTTCCATTTTTTGTATACCCCCTGAAAATCATTATTTTACCGAGGCTCTCGTCCATGTATAAAATATTTGCGACACTCTAATACGTAATATAGACTTCGGAAATTGTTTTACTGGGTTTTTAGCCTTGAATTTTTTGGCCTGAAATTTGTGGCATCGATATCCATACTGTAGACAAAACGATAAGAAATTGCGAAAGGAGAAAATGTGTGATGACGAAATATGATATGACAGCGATCCGGTATCTGGAACCCGGGTTTTTGCCGTTGGCGAGAAACAGAAAAAGTTATATCTGTCCCAACTGCGGATCTGGTTCCGGTAAAAATGGTTCCGGCATGACTTCCAGGGATGGGGAGTATTGGAAATGCTGGAGCTGTGGGCTGTCGGCAAACAAAGTAGAGTTATTCCGGATTCAGAACTCCTTAAACTATGAGGACGCCTGCGCCGGGATCTTGAAATTTTACGGAATTGTACCAACACCAATCGGGGAAACATCAAAAAAATCCGCGGTATGGCTGAGTCAAGAAGAAGCTGACGCATTAGCTGTTACGAACACTGGCATGCAGATCGATACGACGGATGGGGAAAAGATAGTCAGCTTTTGCGGGCTGTATGAACAAGATCCACAGCTTTATTGTTCTTTGATTATTGCAAGAGCAGAGGAAATGACCCGGAAGTACCAAAAACTATACCGTGCATGCGGCAACAGACTGGCTCCGTATGCTGCAATGGTTTATGACTACCTGGGTGATCGGTTCGATGATTCCGCTTATCAGAAAATGCGACGCAGTCTGGAAAACAAAATACAGATTTGCGATAAACTGCGGGCGGTCTACTTAAAAAAGCAGGAATGGTTAACCAAACAGGAAGCGCAGGCAGGCACTATGCGAACGGGAAGGAGTCAGGCGAAATGAGAAACGGATTCCTTTATTACGAAAATGGGAGACCAGAACGAATCAGCATGCGGAAAGCTTACCGCATGTTCCAGACGGAAGTGTCCGAAGAACAGAAAAACCAGGAGACTACTTTTTCCACCTGGCTTTTCGAGATGATCAAAATGCAGATTTTCTGTTGACTTATGACTCCGGCAGCCTTATGCCGGGGTCGTATTTTTTGTTATGGCGTGAGTCTGGCTCGCAATTCGACCGGAAAATGATCTTTATATTTTTTAAGGAGTTCCCCGGGAACACCATTGTACAACGCTCCGGCTAATGCTCCCGTTAATGACGGTACGCTTTGTTTGTCGCACGGATATGTTTGCGCGGTGCGGATTGCGGATGTGAACCGGTCAGAATGAATCAGGTTAAACAACGCTTCCGGAACAACAATGATGCAACTGTTATCCGTAAGCTGATAGGATGGAGTTCCAAGCAGATCATCCATGGTCATGTCGACGGTAATACGGCCATGCGAAAAACAATATTCCACCGGCGCAGTATCTTTTCCGTAATGATTACAGGCATATTGTGTGATCTCTTCGATTGTGGCTTGATGGAGTGCCATCCACACGCACACAGCTGAAACGATGCTGCCGCGCATACCCTCCGGATGCCAGGATGGATGGTAAGAACTCATAGCAGCCATCCGGATTACTTCTTTTGGGTCGTCCGAAAATGCCCCAGCTACGCATCCACCGACTGCCAACGCACTGTCAAAGCCAAAGGCATTATCACAGGGAACGTTATATTTTTTGACGCATTTTTTTATGGTCTGGCTGCAGATATCAGGCAACACATCAATTGGTGCGTTTTTTCGCTTCAGTTCTTTTAGAGCCATCCAGGTAGCAAGTGCGTAGACGCTGCTGGCATTGCATTTTGCCGCGCGCTTCTGTTCCCAGCTTTTCTTAGCCATGCTATCGGACGTCATGCACGAGCCAAGAAACACCCCGGACAATACCTTTAGTCCGGTTTCCGGGTTGTCTCCGCACGGTTTATAATTTGCCGGCTGCTCCGGCAGAAACCGCATGGTATACGTCGTCAGAGTATCCTGTAAAAATAGCTCTTTGCACATAATATCGTCTCCAGAATCCCTTGAGATATTCACGGTGCGCTCCGCCATTCTTTTGTTTCGCGGTAAGAAGAACAATGGCATGTGATTAACCTCCCTCTCATTTTTGTACAGTATGTGCCAGCTTTGCGAAACTATCTGTTTTTGCGGATAACACTTTTTGGCGCAAAAAAAAAGACCGGAGCTTGATTAGCTCCGGCCTCTCTCAGGTCGCTTTCTTATTCTTAATCTTCTTTTCTGCTTCAATGCGTGATTCAGTCGCAGTTACATCAATGACTGCATCTGATCCTTTTTGTAGAACCCGGATATCATTTTTCTCCTCCAGACTGAGCGGCATCCATGTGATGATGAATTTAGAATTCACCACCGCGTAATCTTTGATTAGAAGTTTTTTCGATTTCATTTCCTCGAAGACTTCTGAAAATTTCTCAATCCTGGTTGCTTTACGTCTTGCATCCAGCCGGTACAGGAGCATCAAGTCAATGATGGAATATTCATGGCTATCGCGATTACACATGCACAGGTCTACGGCGCGATCCTTTTTGAGTGGTGCATAAAGTATTACACTGACTGGATTTTTTAATTCGGAGATGCGCGCTTTAATAACTGTAGATAGCCGATGCGATAAGATATCCTCGGTTAAACTCCATCCGATTCGAAGCGTGTAATAACCACCCTGTTTTTCGCGTTTCGAGGTTTCCGTTTTTTTGAGTGCGGGGTTGTCTATGATAACGCGGTCAAAAAGCTGTTGAATAATCTGTCTCCCGTCCGCTGTGATTGCTTCCAGTTTTGTATCGATCATGTTTCCGAGGCGGGCTTGGACTAAGGTGTATGATTTCTGTCCGTACGACTTTGCTTCCGGTGAAACCACTTTACAGAGTTCTCTAATCGTGCCTCTAACTTCCAGAGTTGGTTTTCCTCCAATGCCGCTTCTTAAAAGCTCAGTCACACCCTTTGTGCAGAGATACCCGAACAGATCCATATCTTTTAAGTCCCACGGCTTTTTAGAGATAATTTTTACGTGGTTAATTCCCTGCTCATCCGGGAAAAACGTGTCCCGTAAATACTGGGATGTTACAACTTCATATTCTGTATCTTCTTTTTTGCTGCGAATGACTTCGCCGTAAAACCCACGTCCAACGCTGTCCGCCGGATAAGCAACGTATTGATTGTATTTCGGAGATGTAGAACAACACAAAATAAATTCCTCAAGGTCGATGCGCAGGAATTTTTCAGCTTTTCGACGATTATCAGCCGACAACAACGTGAAGTATGGGTATTCGTAAAAGCCGTGGAATTCTATCTGCGTCTGAGACTTTTTTCCGTAATCCTGATCGCTTACCAGTTTGCGGAATGCTTCAATTTTGGATGCGACGATCTCAACACTTTCTTCTGTGGTCATACCAGTCGCATCGCACATGATCATCAGGGTAAACTGGCTGTACGGGGATCCAAGGCTCGTAGTCGGATTTCCACTTAACGCCTTCTCTTGGTCGTGGTCAAGGTCCTCGAACAGACGTTTTAATTGATAACGTCGTTTTCTTTCTAATGCCTTCATGACATTTTGTTCCGGTGTTTTGATTTTTTCGTAATAGGTAGAGTCCGTTAGATAGATGCGTTCCAGCAAATGGTCTTCGACGATTTTCGTGACTTCATCATCTACGCAGAAATAATCCTTGCACAAGCTTGCCAGCAGAATCGGGATATCTTCGCTGATCGTCTTAACAAACTGGTTTAAAATACCTTCGGTTAAGAATTTGTCCTCCACTCCTCACGCCTCGCTTTCTATTATTATATTGCCCTGTCGCTATTTTATACGAAGCCGACGCATTCCGTCAAGGCAGAAGCATGCGTTGCAGCTTTATATTTAGCAGTATGTGCGATATGTATGGATGCGATTTTTGCGGATAACACTTTTTGGCTTATTTGCCCTTAATTATCGTTTTGACTCATTTTTGTCGCTGAAAACGTGGACTTTTGAAGCAATTCTTTCTTAGGATGCTTGTATACCGTAATCCGTCGGATTTAATTGACGTAATTCCATCTATATTTTTGTCGCCAAAAATGTGGACTTTTGGAGCAATTCCGATAGAGGTTCGCGATATGGGCCATTGACCATACAGATTTATCAGGATTTTTGTATGTTTTATCGTTTGCGTTCATTTTTGTCGCCAAAAACGTGGACTTTTAGCGCAATTCTTTTTTACGATATCGATATACCATAGTTTGTTCGATGTGCCCCGGTAAATTCTGCCTGTATTTTTGTCGCTAAAAACGTGGACTTTTGGAGCAACTCGGGAGCATGCCAAGGATACGGATTGATTTCCTCATGGGTCCGTCGGACTTTCATGTTTTTTATCGTTTACGTCAATTTTTGTCGCCAAAAACGTGGACTTTTGGAACAATTTTTTCTTAGGATGCTTGTGTACCATAATCCGTCGGATTTAATCGGCATAATTCCACCTATATTTTTGTCGCTAAAAACGTGGACTTTTGGAGCAATTCCGATAGAGGTTCGTGATACGGGCCATTGACCATACGGATTTATCGGGATTTTCGTGTGTTTTATCATTTGCGTTCATTTTTGTCGCCAAAAACGTGGACTTTTAGCGCAATTCTTTTTTACGATATCGATATACCATAGTTTGTTCGATGTGGCCTGGTGAATTCTGCCTGTATTTTTGTCGCTAAAAACGTGGACTTTCGGAGCAATTCCGATAGGAGTTCGTGATACGAGCTGCTGGTCACGCAGATTTACCGGGATTTTCTTGGTTTTTATCGTTTACGTCCATTTTTGTCGCTAAAAACGTGGACTTTTGGAGCAATTCTTTTTAAAGATATCGATATACCATAGTTCGTGCGATGCGCCCTGATAATTTCCACCTATATTTTTGTCGCCAAAAACGTGGACTTTTAGATCAATTTGAAGCATCCTCAGCCAGGCTGACTTAACCTATATCCGGCAATATGGTTTTATCCAGTTTGCAGAAGAATTTGGAAACTCATAACATTTGTCTTGAGATGAATGACGCTAAGCTTATTGTGTTTGACGGATCTGTTCCACGCCAAGGGACGTGCTGCATATTGTGCCCTGGATTTGGAAGATGAAAAATACAAGATGGGGAATCTGGATTAAATATTAAGTGGGCAGGTCATGGTCCCGCTTGATATGCGAAAGTGCAGATGGAGACGATGTTTCGTGATATTTAGTGATAATCACTTACTATCACACATTGTATTGTGCATTTTGCACAATGTTGTTTAAATTCTGGACTTGTATACTCAATTTTGTCGCTAAAAATGTGGACTTTTAGAGCAAAACGATTGTTAGGCGAATATTTGTTCGTAGACCATCCGTTCGCTCTATAGTTATTTTTGTCGCTGAAAATGTGGACTTTCAGAGCAAAACCCTGTTTTTGTCGCTAAAAACGTGGACTTTTAAAGCAAAACGATTGTTAGCGTCTGTTTTTGATATTGGGTGCTTCCTGGCTATGATCCCGGTAGGATTATCGAAACGATAAATTTCCATTTTTGTCGCTGAAAATGTGGACTTTTAGCGCAATTCGGATGTTGGTTCAGATCAAAAACTGGCTTTTTTGGGATTCGTCCGTAAATATGCCGAAATTATTTTTTTTTCGAATTCGATTTCAAGAGCAGTACTCACTCAAACGATAAATTTGTCGCTAAAAATGTGGACTTTTGGAGCGAAACCCCATTTTTGTCGCTAAAAACGTGGACTTTTGGAGCGATTCGTGAAAAATGGGGCGATTTTTGGCGGTATTTACAAATCAAAATCGTTGGGATAAACTGGTGATACATCAAAAGGAAAGGAGGGATTCGCATGAAAACATTCGCAAATATCTCGAATGCGGCGGTAGCAAAAATGCTCGGGCTTGAACTTGTAGGCCGCGAGTGTACCATTCAAAAAGCTGAGAATGTACGTGAGAGATATCTGGTCTCGCAAGTAAATCTTTATCTTATGCTACAGTTTTATGCGAATTCCAATACTGGTCTCACGGATCTTTTATCTGTCCATGACCTTGCGGATCAGTTATCCTGCACAACGAAAACAGTATATCGCTCCCTTGATATTCTGGAACAGGGCAATTTTATTCAGGTAACCGGACGTCCGGAATCTGGATATGTTTCCGTGCAGATCTTAAACATTGGTGATATGTATAAGCGTCGCGGTGAAGGCGGCAAGGGCTATTTCGTTTGCAATCGGGACTTGCTGCAGGTTTTATTGGGGGCTAAAGCCATCGCTGTTTTACGTGCTTCACTGACCGCGATGATCGTTTTTGCAACCAAGCAGACTTTTAGCGCGTCCAAAATTGTTGATCGTGTACGCATTGGTCTTCATGAGATCGCTATGAGCTTTCCCATATCCAGCAGATTATGTGACATCAAGGCAGCCTGTGATGCGGACGGAAGCTTCGGGTCTTTATTCGAGCGTGTAAATCCGGATCTCAAAAAATCCATTTGTATTAAGTTACAGCAGAATTATGACGCAAAACAGATCAAACAGCAGGTTCGTATTAAGGCAAAACGGGCAATCTTTGATGAGATCGATGAAATCAATGACATCATTCGTGATATCAATACGGATATTTATCAAGATAACATGATCCATTCCTGGAATGCCAGTTATTTATGGCAGCATCATATCAATCTGTGGGATTGTCTCGACCCGATGCACCAGACCACGATGCTCCCTCTTTTAGATCTTACGAGCGATGTAAAAAATGATTGTCTGACCATCGCCCAGGATTTCGGTATTGATACTGTAATCGATGCGCTCCGTTTGTACTACCAAAATTACATGCTGTCTGATATGGTTAACTTTGTTGTTGATAAAACAAAATCTCTTGGCGGTATGATCCGGAAAATCGTCATGGAGCTGTGTCAGATGAAAACCGTAACCGCATAATTCTTCGTATGACCCGCGTCTCTCACCGCGGGCTTTTCTCGTGTTTTCTTTTCACACTTAATCCCCAAAAGAACATTTTTTCGGAACATTATACTTGTTTCTTTCATTTTGCGGCAACATACTGGCTGCTTTTTGTCCATTTATCTCTCTATCGTGCATCTCACGCCTGTGGATAACTTAGAAAAAAATCTGCATTTTATTCCTTTTTTCCACGTTTCCGTTTTATTATCTGCAATCCAATATTTTTTTATGCATTATGTGATTTTTTTATCCGTTTCCGAGAAGATTTCCTGCATGGCCGTTCCCCGGAGTCTTTGTGGTATCAAGGTTTCGGAAATTCATTCTGCCATGTCTTTGATTTCTTTTATGTCTTTAATTTTTTTAATCTCTTTCAAAAAAATAAGCTTCGCTCTCATTTTGCGTGTGCATATATAAAAAGAGCCCTGAAAAAACAAGGCTCTACGAAAGTAAAATTTATTAAAAAATCGATTGGTTTTGAGGCTCAATAACATTGATGATCTTATCTATTCGATCGCGAATTAGTTTTAGTTGTTCTATGGATTCTTCATCACAGGCTTTCATCTGCAATCCAACTGAATTAAGTCCGGCATTCATTTGGCGAATGGCATCTTTAATGGAAAGACAATTCTGAGCTTCTGTAGCTGATATTGGGGTTGACGCCATGCGTGAAGGTTCTTTTTCGCGCAATCTCTTTTGTATGCCAGAGTGAATGATTTTTCCAGCATCAGCTTGTAGTCTGTTCAACTCTTTCCTGGTTTTCTCCAGGTTCTTTGTAGATCGCGTTAGATTTGATTTCGCTTCCTCCGCTTTACCAGGAGTCGTGGTATCCTGCGCACGACTTTGGTTAAGCCATTGCTGTTTTTCATGCTGTAGGGTGCGGACCTGTTTACGAAGTGCTTGTAATTGCTGCCTGTACGCTCCGTACTCTTCATTGACCGCTTCATGCGCCTCTTCGATGGAGCAATGTTGTTCCTGCATGTATGCATAAATTTCTCTTTGTACGTCTTCCGGCTTGGAACCAATGGCAGCGGCTAAAATGACGTCGGACGCATCTGTAAACTGCTTTAATTCCGGAATGACACGCAGTGCACTCATGTAGCGCTGATATTGGCGTTCCGCAATCTTTAAATGATTTTTAGCCAGCTCTTTTAAAGAAAATCCAATTTTGGTTCCAGACGATTCCGCTTCGTTGAAGAGGGAAACTAATTCCTGCAATTCCTTTCTCTGCGTTTCGGCAGTACGCGCCCTGGAAGTCGCATTGGTGATTAAGAGCATAATTTTAATATCCACCGGGCTCATGTTTTCCGGATATACATGGCATGGAAGCCCGTTTGGATATAATCCGGCGGCTTTTCCATCCGCTTTGCTTTTTAAATAGCTCTGGTAGCGACGCTCACCGGCAACGATGTTATACTTGTCGGATCCTGGTTGACGTTGGACGACTAAGGGCTGAGCCAGGCCATACTGGTTGATGGTGGCACCAAGAAAATCCAAATCGTCAACTTCGTATACTTCCCGGTTGTAAGACATGGGCTGTAATTGATCCACTGGAATGTTAAGGATTTCGTAGGCATTCTTCTGGTCAAGCTGTTTCTTTTCTAACAGCGCCTGTTTTGCGGAAGGCATCGCACCTCCGGATACTGCGTTTAATCGATCCATATTGAATTGGTTTTTGATTTTTCCCATATCTATACCTCCTGTGCCGGTTTTAAGGCGGCAATCCTTACAAACGAATATTTTTCGCTTAGTGCACTGTCTTCTGAGCAGTACCGAATATTTCTAGTTGCGTCGCCTACGGTGAACAGACAGTGCTGGATGCGGTCGCATAATTCTTGTTGCTGGTTTAAGATATCCAGCATGGCGGAATACGTCATAAAGGGATGGTTTTCGTATGGAGCGCATGCATCGCTCAATCCGGATATCGGCGTGATGTGAGCTATGTATGGATTATCGTATGCACTGGATGGTATGTGTACCGCCAAATTTCGTTCCAGGATCTCAAAGGTCGTTCGCAACATGATATAGTCTTCATCTCCTATAATCTCCGTATATTTCATCAGCTCGATATAGTCGTAGATTGCTTTCCAGGAGCTGCCAGCCTGGTAATCGGATGATCCGAGTAGGTATGGCAGTGGGATCAGGAAATTGCATACGGCGGATACGGAACGGTCCAAGCGGACGCTCACGGGGATAAAATCGTCCCCGAATGTGTTTTGGTAATAGGAATAAAATTTGCGGTATGCGGCATTCCGGGGTTCTGCGCAAGTCAAAAAAACCCCAAGCAGCTGAAGTTCCGGGTTTAAATCTTCGTCTGATGCAATGTCCAGAACCTGATTGATAATGGGAGTAACGCCCTGGTAAGAATAGCCGTCCGGCTTTACCGGAATCAGAACGTAGTCGCTGCAGCAGAGTGCGTTCTGCACAGAACCACCGAGATCCGGATGTGTGTCGATCAAGATGTAATCATAGTGTTCTTCCACCTGCTTGATGGCCCGTTTTAACAATTTGTGGATCGCCTTACGTCCAAGGAGAGAATATAAATAATCATCCGTTCTTTGATGTTCCGGTCTGGATGGGATCAGATCAACTCCCTGATATGGGGTATGGTAGATGCAAGCGGCCACCTCTTCCGCCGTCGGTGTATTCATTCTGAAAATATCAACAATGCTTTTGGTGACGGACGCAATGTCCGGCAACAATGTCGCCGTGGTATTTGCCTGGGAATCGTTGTCGATCACAAGGCATTGGTAACCTGCTAATCCAAGCAGCGTTGCCATCAGGGTACAGCTTGATGTTTTCCCGACCCCGCCTTTTTGGTTGATGATCGTAATAATGTGGTCAGTTGGTAAACGCTTCTTCATGACTGCCTCCATTTTTCTTTATGTACCATATATTATAAGAAGTATTTATCGTTTTGTAAACGGCAATTCCTGTAAAACCGTCTGGAAGACGCATTTATATAAAGGGTTTCAGAAGCAATGGTGTATGCCGATGCGGGCTTGCGGGAAGTGCATAATTTATCGTTTGATAAAATGCTTCTTTATATTTGCCGTTTTGTTTCACGTGAAACTGATCCGAAGGGAGTGTGTTGAAAAGTCTGATGTAAGGTTTGGAAAAATATCACATACTGACATTGATATGCCCAAAAAAGAAAATACACACGGCGTAGCCGGGAAGGGAGATATTTATGATTATTTTAAAACAGAATCGCAGCGCTGCGTCATATACGGATTATCACGGATTTACACTGCAGCCCGGATACTGGTTCGGACATGATGATGAAACAGGGGAATATGTCGCAAGCAGCGGCTGGGAGGTAAACCATGACCTGGCGTTGTACCGGCGCAATCAGGTGACCGGCGAATGGGAAATGTCATGGGTTGACCAGGACGAAACAGAGATCGTCGCATCGGGGTTTGCTGTGCCTGACCTGGCAGCAAAAAAGACGTTCAAGCAGTGGCTGAAGGAGGATTATGGGGTAGAACCGGAAGACTATGATGAACATTACTGCGGCACCTTCGCAGATGAAGTGGAATCTGACTATGAAGATTATATCAATGACGGGTTGCCACTTTTTGCGCGCACAGCAGCAAATATGGAGCTGGCGGCAAAAGATGAAGGAACAGGCCTTGAGAATGCAGGCGTGGTGGGAACGGATAAAGTCTTTACGTATCGTGACGGATTCCGCCGCAGCATTACTCCGTATCTGGAAAAAATCAGTCATGGTAATTTGGCCGCTGCGGGTTCGGCCTTCCAGGCGCTGAACACGGACCGTGGTATGATCGATGCGGATATCCGCAGCAAGAAAACAGAAAACCTGCACAGCGTGTCCGAGAAAGCCGATACGCTCCTCTTAAACTGCTATCAGTTATTGCGTGGAAACGGGATCGCAGCTCCCAATGCAAGAAAAATCGTAGAGGTTTACTTAAACGATCCGGACTATTTTGAGCATTCCAGAAAAATGGCGTCAGATGAAACAAATAAAAAAGAATTTGAATCCTTTAAAAATGGCTATGCGGAATTTAATGGCGAGGTTTACCCTTCTGTGATCACGGAGGCGATCAATGTTTTAAGCATGGGGGTGAACGCAGAGCAGATTAAGGCATCCAAACAAATTGAGAAGGCTGCCGCACTGGAGGAAAAGGCTTACAAAAAGGAATACATGGAAAGCATCATGCAGGTGTATAGCCTCGGACGGGATTGCGGACTGTCTAAGGAAGCGCTGATGTCCGTATTCTCAGTAGATCCAGAGCATTCCGGTATCCGTGATATGGATACGTTCTTTGACGGGTTGGAATCTGTATATAGCAGCAGACACAAAAAGGCAGAACAGCGTGCGATCGCCGAGAATGCCATCGCACTGAACGAACAGTTCATGAGAGAACTGGAAGCATTGAAAGAAGAATGCCGTGAAAATGGTATCGAGGAAAACACGCTGGCTTACGAACTTCGTATGGAACATCTGTATGAAAAGTATCAGATGGACGAGATTCATACCGGCGAGACGGCAGAAAACCGCGAGACGGACGAGCCGGAACGCGAATAGCCCCAAAAGGCGACAAAAAACCGGCGGAAGCAAGTTATCCGCCGGTTATGAAAAACGATGTTTGCCTTTTTGCAGGCAGGTGGAAGCAAGTTATCCATCTGCCTGCAGTTTTATCTGGGAGAGCGGATCAGCATTCTGAATCTTCCATCCGGAAGACTAATTCTTCCAGACTTCCAATCCGTCTCGCTGCGAGTACCTTCGCTGTGGCAGCGTATGATTTGAACAAGTCATACACTGCTTCAGCGCGGTACAGCACACAGCTGGATCTCGAACCCGGTTTGTACCGAATGTCAGGAATTGCTTCCAATTCCCTGATGAATCCAGTCATGCCAGTCCCGCTTCCAACTAAATATCGATACGATCTTTTGATCGCACCGAGCTGGTTTGGGTAGCTGTACTGTTCATCCCCCCACTTAACAAACTCATTATTTTTCATTGTTTTTTCTCCTTTCCTTTTCTTTTGTTTTTACCCTTTCAGTATGGGAATGTCGCCGCTTCAAAGTAATATAAAAATCAAGTTGGCGTCCGTTAGGCGCTGGAGATAAAAAATCCGGCAATTGTATTGGAGGATGTATTGCAAATTTTGCGTACTTTTGACCAAAAAGTGTTATCCGCAAAAACAGCCTCAGATACCATGTGACATACTGAGAGTAAGGAGGTCATCATGAAGACATTGAATAATTTTTTATTTCAAGACCGTGATCTGACGCATGACGTTTATCTGCGCAGCCTGCACCGGATCACACAGGTGTATTTATTTTTGATGTTGCTGGTATTCCCGTTTTACAGTACAAATTGCTACTTTCATATTCTACGGGATCGGCGAAATTTCTTTCTGTGCGTGACCGGCGTTTATTTATCAGGACTCCTGCTTACGCTTTTATGTCGCATTCCAAGGGAAGAGCGCGGCGTGATCCGACAAAGATGCCGGCTGATGAAAACGGACTGGCTACTACTGATCTTTCTTTGCAGTGCCACTGTGGGAATGATTTTATCGGGGAATGTGAAAGTCGTCTTTTTTGGGACGGATGGCAGATATCAGGGACTTCTTATGTGGGTCCTGTATGGGATTACGTATTTTTGCATCAGCCGGTTCTGGCGCATGAATCTGGTTCCGATCCATCTGTTTTTATTGGGCGGTATCATTTCTTCGGTATGGGGAATTACGGATTTTTTCGGTATGGATATCTTCGGCTGGATTGGCCGTGTAAAACCGGAACAGCAAACCATGTTTTCTTCTTCTTACGGAAACATCAATACTTATACCGCTGCCATTTTATTGGTCGCAGGTGTATCAGCTGGCATGACTGTTTTTGCCGGGACAATGCCGCGTAAGGGCACGGATGGCGCCGGATCCTGTCATAATACGTGTTCCAGGATCCTATACCCGGCCGTTTTTTTTGTTTCCGTGCTTGCATTGATTTATGGCAGATCGGACAATGCGGCATTAGGACTTATGATGTTGTTCCTGGTTTTGCCATATTGGTCGTGGCGTACATCCGGCGGATTGCAGGCATATTGCATGTTGCTGGAATGCGTGGTTGTGGCACTATCTTGCTCCGGGCTTTCCCTGTCAGCATGTCCGGATCTTCCGGTGGATGTGACCGGCAGTATTCTGCTAAACCTTAGCCAATTTCATTCGTATTACTCTCTCCCCATACTACTGTGTCTGACGTTTTTAATGTACTGGTCCAGCCGGCATGAAGATGGTTCATGGAAATACGGATCATTATGCGTCCGGATTTTCTATTGCTTGATTGCCTGCTTGGCTCTGACCGGTGCAGGACTGATCGCTATGGCGTTTGCCGGCAGGGATTTTAGCTCTGTACCGATGATTGGACGGTATTTTGTCATGACAGATGCCTGGGGTGCACATCGTGGCTATATCTGGCGTGCGGCTTTGGAGGAATACAGGCATTTGAACTGGCTTCAAAAATGCTTCGGAACCGGTCTGGAAACATTTGGCAATCTGATGCGGTCAACCAGATACGAAGACATGATCCGGTCTACCGGGGTGTTCTTTGATTCTCCGCATAATGAATTTTTGCAATACTTGGTTACGGCCGGTTTACTTGGATGCTGCGCTCTCTTTATCTGGGTATTCTCGTGTTGCGCGCGAGTGTTGCGCTCTGGTAAAAACGGGATATCATCTGCATGCGCGGCCGGGATTTTAGCGTATTTTGCTGCTTCTTTCGTCAATATCTCTGTTCCGATTACGCAGGCAATTGTGATTGTGTTAATGGGTATGATGATGGCGTCCTATGTGGATATCGAAGAAAAAGCGTCTTGAAGACGCTTTTTCGTAATTTGTTTTTCCCTGTCAATGGAAACAAAAAAATGGGAAAAATTATTCTCTTGCGTTGGATTTTTGCAAAAAATTTCGTATAATATCTTTAGAAAGAAAAAATGATTACAATACCATCATCAAGGAGGGTTTTATATGAAGCGAATGCCTGAGGCTTTTGATAATACATTTGATTATGAGGAACTGGATTTAGAGATCCACGGAGCAAAAGATAAAAAGGACGCTGATAAAACGGCGGAAGAATTTGCAGAATGGGCCGTGAGCCAGAAACACAAAACAAAATCGTAAGAAAAAGAAGGTCGGAAATATTTCCGGCCTTCTGTTATATTTGTCCGTACGGTTAATCCTGGTCAAATACTGGGTAAGCATTTTCCAAGTAAAACGGGTACTGTTCCCGCTTGGATAGGAAAATGACAAAACGGCTTACCGGGAAGACCTGATTGAGTGCGTCATACCGGCACGCTTTAGCGGTAATACCATCTGGCAATCCGTAAAAGTTCAAACCGAGCCATGCGCGTTTGCTATAATTACACCATTTCGCAATGTACTTGGCTTCACTCTCCAACGCCCTTTGAAGCAGGTCCATGATCTGCCGCCCATCTGTCTCGTCGTAAAATGACGAGACGCTTTTAATAAAGTGATTATTTTCCGTTGTACCTATACGGCTCAACAGAGTCTTTTCCGGGATATTGACGTGCTTTTCTAACACGTGGCTCCCGTAGTTTTTGCACCAGATATCCATATGAGTCCGGATATGCTGAATTACCTGTTCTTCTGTGATTATTCCTTTTGCCATTTCGACAATCTCCTCTCTTAGCGATTATGCGTATAAATACTGCAGGATTTCAGCCTGTTCTTCTCTAATGAAAAAACAATGCGTAGCGAACACATCCTGCAGATGCCGCATGGCTTTGTTACTCCTGAATGTGCGGATTGATACAACCGGCAGATAACAGGAATTATCCTGACCTTTTTCTGTCTGAAGCTGATATTTTGCATCCTGTACAATTTCCGCCCAGAGAGCTGACGGCGCATTAAGTGTGATGACGCTATAAGCACCGCACTCTTCCAACTGGTACGTAATGCCACGCTCACGTAAATTTTCAGTCACATAAGGTTGTAACTGGCTGTCGATTTTTTTCTGTTTCATTTTTTTTCTGCCTCCATTTCTTCTTTTGTTTGATTCAGTGTCAGTATGGAGACGCGGGTGTTGCAAAAAAGATATATTTTTTGACGGTCGGGGTGTTCTCCGGGAACACCCCTCATCTGTCTCGGAGCAGCCGATGTACAAAAACGGGCTGGGATCGGTACTTAAGCAAGCCATACTGAAGGTGTTGTTATTGATAAGGCATTGCGAAAGGAGTAAAAAAATGGAAAATGAACGAAAAGAAAGGGTAGTGGATATGTATCTGGTAGAAGTGGAGGAAAACGCATGCATGACGAAAGCGGATATCCGACGGATCCTGGATCATCTGGCGGAAGACGAGATTTTTCCTATGGAATGTTTTGCGAGAAAAAAACATTCCAGCGCGATTGGATTCATTAGTGCGGGTTTTGCAAAACATCTGCAATTTGATTACGATGAGTTAGAGAATTTTATCGCATCAATCTTGGACACAGAAGGATGCAGTGAAGCTGACGGCTATGCATACCACGGATATCGGATTTTCGTGGAGAAACGGTAAAAACGTCTGCGAGACGCATTTATGAAAAACAAAAGGGGTGTTCCCGGGGAACACCCTTCTGATTATGTTTAACAGCAAAGGAGAAAATTATTATGAGACCAAAATTACTGATACTTGATGGATCAGCCATGATTAGCACAGCTTACTATGCCGTGCTTCCAAATGAAGTGAAGTTTGCAAAAACGGAAGAAGAAAAGGAAAGGTATTTTCATAAGATCCTGCACGCACCTGATGGAACTTACACCAATGCGATTTATGGAATGGTGCGTCAGATGAACGGACTGATCGATGGCTGGCGCCCGGATTATCTGGCTGTAGCTTTTGATAAAACGAGAAATACGTTCCGCCGCGGAATGTTTGCGCAATACAAAGCGCAGAGGGAGGCAACTCCGCTGCCGCTAAAGCAACAGTTTGTAACCATGCAGAATTTGTTACAAGATGTGGGCATTCCAGTGCTACTCAGTGACACGTATGAAGCGGATGACCTGGCTGGCACCCTGGCAAATATCCATAAAAACGACATGACGGTCCGTATCGTAACGAAAGATAAAGATTATCTGCAGTTAGTGGATGATGCATGTGATGTGCGCGTCTGGTTTTTGCCAACGCCAAAAGATCTGGAAGAAAAGGGACCGATGTTTGACCTGTACCGCGGGAAAGATTTTACCACGGAAATATGTCCATGGCTGAAGAATTACCTGGAATATACGGAAGCCGCAGTGATTGCCGACAAGGGAGTGACACCAGCTCAGATCCCGGATTTAAAGGGAATCGAGGGCGATGACAGCGACCACTACCCGGGTGTTAGGAATGTTTCCTCCGCGGCAACGCCATTACTCAAGGAGTATGGAAGCGTCGAGGGCATTTATGCAGCTATCGATGCATGCGAAGGAGACGCAAAGGAAGAGAAAGCACTGTCTGCTTTCTGGAAAGACAGCCTTGGTATCAAACGAAGCCCGTTAAATGCGCTGAAAGCAGGACGTGCGGATGCCGCACTTTGCAAGGATCTTGCTACGATCCGTTTATACTGCTTTTCGGAAGATCTTTTAACCGGCAAGGAGTACCGGACGTGTAAGATCGCGGAATTCAACAAAAAACTTCTGAGCCTTGGAATTCAGTCGGCATTTCTGCCGGAATTCTAAAAAAACACAGGCCGCCGCATTTGCGGTGGTCTGTTTTATCAAATGTAATACATAATGAAGGAAGAAGAAAGTGAAAAGGAGAAAAATGATGATGGAAACAATCTCATCCGTAGCTCAGGAATTCTTACCTGTATGTCAGGCATTTTATGGAGCGCATCAGTTCCAGATCCTTACGGCCCTGCTTGGAATCGCAGCTGCGGTACTGGTTTTACATATCACAAAAAAATTGATTCATGCGGCATTTACTCTGGTTGTGTTTATTTTGCTGTTATATCTTCGTGGCGCTTTGCCTGCGATTTTGGCAAATTTCCATTAAATGTGACCAAAAAGTGTTATCCGCAAAAACAAGGTTCTATTAACACACGGTATACTGTTTACAAAAATAATAAAGGAGAATAAAAAATGTATCGATTACCAAATGGTGGAAGTGGCAATGCCCTGCAAAAAGCAATTTCAAAGGAGCTTATCAATGCGTTTACGGTTGTATTCGAGATTACGATCTCAGAAAATGATATAAGTTTGGACCGGACGCATCTTATGGACTTTTTGGAGGAAAATCAGTTGCTGAATACTCCTATGGTCTCAGATGAAATGTGGGAGCTTAGAATAATCAGTATGCTCCGCGAGTTATCTGATCCAAGTTATGAATATACTTTTGATTTGCTGGGTGAATATATTTTGTATAAAGTACTTTGTGAGGTATCTGAGTTTGATGATGAATCATGGCAAACATCCGTCACGGCGGAGGAAATGATAGAATTATATTCAATGATTGCCTGCTCAAAAACGATCGCGTGCATGGAAGCCTACGAAGTGGATGAACTTTCAGAGCTCAGTCGTGTAGAGATGACCGAACTAATGGACGAAATTACAACCACAATCCGGAATATCTTGCGTGCACCGGAATATCTGCAAATCCTGGACGAATACATTATGTGGGATTGCGATTACCTGTTATTGGAAGATATCGGAGTGGAAAATATGCTGTGTTTGTTAAAGGAACCGGCTTTTGTAGATGAACTTGGCCTCGTCGAATCGAGCGATCAATGTGAACAAATTACTGGCAGCATCAAACGTGCAATTTGTGAGCAGAAGAAATAACGAATGGTTCATTCCTTGCTCGTTTTGCTTCACAGTGGCCAAAAAGTGTTATCCGCAAATAGTTGCATTGGAGGGATGTGCCATACTGTAACTGATCAGCGAGAAAGAAGGTGTCAGTATTTGTGCAAGGAATTAACAGAGCAATTGAATACAGTAGAGGTCGAATACAGTTCGGATTTTTCAGAATGCGAAGTATATGCGGCCAGCGAAGCGGACGAGCCTGGGAAAGCAGAGCTTTCGCAGGAAGAACAGGAAGAGGCAAATAAAGAACTGGAACAGCTGGATGCGGATGCGGATGAAGATTATGTGACTGACTTTTACACGCGGACGTTCCGAAATATCCCCGTCCTGACGCAGGAAGAAGAGCATCACTACGCAACCCTGTTAAAAACAGGCACACCGGAAGAGCGAAAGCAAGCAAAAGATACTTTGGTTTATCATAACATGCGTTACGTTTTAAAAATCGCCGGGAGATACATCGGTCAGGGGAACGACTATGACGATCTGGTTCAGGTTGGTCTGATTGGTCTGATGCGTGCAATCGATAAATATGATGTGGACATGGGTTACCGCGTGACTACATATGCCACCTGGTGGATCAAACAGGCCATCACGAGGGATTTGGCGGACAACAGTCGAACGATCCGGCTTCCGGTCCATATCCAGGACAGCGTCAAAAGAATCATGGCCGCAGAGCGCGATCTTCAGGCAGAAGGGTTCTCCGGTGATGAACTTATCAAACAAATTGCCCGGAAGACCGGGTACCCGATTGAAAAGATCGAACAGGTCCGGAAACTAAAAATACACTTGGTATCACTTGACCTGAAAATTGGTGGGGAAGGAAATAACGACGGGGAATCGGTCCTTGGGGATTTTGTCGCGGATGAGCGTACAAAAGGCCAGGAGGAGATCATTGAGCGTATGGATATGCGCGAGGAGCTGACGCATTGTATGGATTCGTGTCTGACTGGCAGGGAAAAAGAAGTGATCCGCATGCGGTTCGGGCTGGATGACGGACGTCCGATGACTCTGGAAGAGATTGGAAGTGTGATGGCTGTCACACGGGAACGGGTCCGCCAGATCGAGGGGAAAGCCCTGCACAAGTTGCGCAATCCAAAATATGTCAAACATTTAAAAGTATATCTGGAATAAGAAAGCGGCGCGTAAGCGCCGCTTTTTTCGTCGCATCCGGGATAAAACGATCCGCATACTGATAATATGACCAAAGAAAAGGAATAGGAGAGGAAAAGAATATGGGAGCAAAAAAGAACTGTGCGGAAGAAATCCGCGCGGACATGGAAGCGCTGAACTATGACGTGCTGTATCATAATGTTTCGGAATTGGTAAAGACTACAGCTGCTGCAGTCGGGAATTCCCTTAGTACATGGGAAGACCGGAAAGTGATCAGTTCAATCTCAAGCCGGTTGAAAACACCAGCCAGTATCTGTCGGAAACTGGAGAAGAAACGGATGCCACAGACATTCGATATGGCAAGGATATGCTGTGCGGATCTGATCGGGGTGCGGATCGTTACGATGTATACGGATGACATTTACCGGATCGCAGGGCTGTTAAAGAAAAGCCCGGGCATTAAATTACTGTATCAGAAAGATTTTATCCGGCGTCCAAAAAAATCCGGATATCGGAGCCTGCATTTGATTGTCACAGTCAATGCTTTTCACAATGGCATGAACGTGGAAGAAAAATGCGAGATCCAGATCCGTACTATGGAAATGGATAGCTGGGCGGAATTGGAACATCAGCTGATCTACAAAAACGCAAATCGGAACCGTGCCATAGAAGCAGAACTACGGCAATGGGCGCAGGAACTGGCGGAGCAGGATCGGAAGTTGATCGAACTGCGTAAGCGGATCATGACACCACCAAAAAAAGTTACAAAAAGAAGCAAAAGAAAATAAGAACCAAGAGGTTTCTGGCCGTGGTAGCCTGGAACCTCTTTTTTTGCATAAAACTACAGGGGTGTTCCCCGGGAACACCCCTCTATAAAAACGGGGAAAACATTCGGACGCAAAAAGAAGGAGAAATATGACATACTGAGGACAAATATGCTGCAAGATCGGGAGGGGATTATGGAACCATGTGCAAATTGTAAACAAAAGACAGGTCTTTTTTCATCTGTAAAATTATACAGTGGAGAACGGATTTGTAAAGCGTGCTTTCGGAAAATACCAAAATCATTCCGGCAGTACCGGTATCTGGATTACCGGCTGTTCATGGAAGGATATGAACATGCGGATCACGTATTAGAACATGTATATCCGGCATTCAGGGTTACGGCACAGTACGGGAGAATGGCAATAGACGAGCATCACGGATGGGTTTATTTAGGGGATGCAACGGATTTTGCGAAAGACGGAAAGTTAAAATATCCATCGTCAGATCTTTATGACTGTCTGGATTTATCGGAGGTAGATATCCGCGTGGAACCTGGAACTGTACACGCCGGCACGAAAACAGTCGAGTGCAGCGTTTTATTCTCGGCTGTATTTCAAGCCGGGGAGATCCGGATCGAGGAAACACTCAAACGCCACGCGCGGGGGAACATCCTGGCTGTTTCTGACGGACGCCATGCGTCTTTTGCGGAACCGGTGGATCTGGCAGCCTTCCGCAGTGTTTATAATCAGATGGTTGCGCATGTCGTATCTGCCGCGCAGGAAGCGGAAATGACAATGCAGAAAAAACAACAGGACGACGCATGGAAAGCCGCTGCCATGGCGCAGATGGAACGGGAGATAAGGACGCGCATGGAAAAAGAAATGGAAGCGGAAAGGCTGGCGCGAAGCCGTATGCAAAAACTGGATGAGGCAAAATCTCTCTTTATGCTGGGCCAGGAATATGATCTGCAGCAGTTAAAAAGACAGCGCGCCCTGCTCCTAAAAACGTTTCACCCGGATAACGGACAGGTTGATTCCGCCGCATATGCGCAGAAAATCAACGACGCATACCAGATCCTGGCGAATGAACTGGCGAAAGAGTAACAAAAAGTGTTATCCGCAAAATAAATGATCGGCGGGATGTTTTTAAAAAAGATGCGACATACTGTCAGCGAGAAAATTGTACTGCGCTTAGCCGGAGTACGGAAAGGGGGAAACCATGACGGATATCAAGAAAAGAAGCGTAGCGCTTGCTATCATCCTCTCCATCGTAACCTGCGGGATCTATGCGATTTACTGGCAGGTCTGCCTTGTTAATGATATGAACAAGGTAAGCAAGAAGGAGAATGCGAAGGGTGGCGTTGTCGTATTCCTGCTCAGTCTGATTACATGCAGTATCTACTGGCTGTACTGGCTCTTTAAGGCCGGCGAGAATATGGATGCCGCAAAGACTGCAAACGGGACACCGACTTCCAGCCGTGGACTGGTTTATCTGCTGTTAAGCATTTTTGGCCTTGGCATTGTTGCGGTTGCAATCCTGCAGAGCGACTTAAACAGCCTAGCTGCTGAACCGGGAGCGCCGGTTGCTGATTCCGTTTCAGAGCCTGAAAAGACTCCGGAAGCACTGGAAGAAAAGCATGACGATTCCGAAATGTAAGTAGGAAAGGGATTCCCGGCAGAAATGCCGGGAATTTTTATGACAGATGAAAAAACGATTAAAAGATACTTTACTGCCTCCGGCATTTTGCGGTATCACCGGAGGCGCTTATTATATCTGGCTGCGGCTCACCGGGGTCGGTATCCCGTGCCTGTTTCATTTATGGACGGGGCTTAAATGCCCTGGCTGCGGGATCACCAGAATGTGTCTGGCTATTTTATCCGGAGATCTTCTGGCGGCAAAAAAGGAAAACATCCTGTTATTTTACCTTTTGCCATTTCTGGGGGCATGGTGGCTGGTCCGTCAAACATATTATCTTACAACGGGACGTATGATGCGGGGACGTTTTTTAAACGGGCTGACATGGTGCGTGGTAGTTCTTTTGGTGCTTTTTGGGATCTACAGAAATATTGCAGGATGTTAAGGAGGGAAAGTGTGAAATATATCAGGAATGTATGTCTGTTAATCTTGTTTGTGGCATCTCCGCTTCTTATGATCGGCGGAGTCCTGCTTGCTTTATACCGGTATCCGGAGATCCCATTTTACGCATGGATCATGATGGGCATCGGTTTTTCCCTAAAAATAGCGAACAAGCCGTTAGAGCGGGCGTTCAACCGGAATATGGAATCCATGGAATACGATGAATACGGACGGCGCAAAGGTATGGAAGATTATTCTTCTATGTCGCGCAAGGAACGGCTGCAGGTAGACAAGCAGAAACTGGCCGAAATGGAGCGGATTGTTAGCAGCAGCGCATTAAAACGGATGCAGCATCCGGGGGAAAAGGATCCGGATGGAACGATGAATGAACTTGTCGGCATGGAGCCGGTCAAAAAGCAGATGAAAATGATGGCTGCGCGTATGGAATATGACCGGGAAAATCAGAAAAAGAAGAAGAAAAAAGCGGGGTCGGATACTGCATCCTCCAGACATATGATGTTCTTTGGATCACCTGGTACCGGTAAGACGACCGTTGCAAGGATCATGACCGGCTTTTTATATAAAAATAAGTTCATCAAGGAAAACAAATGCCTGGAAACAGACGGTAACTTTTTAAAAGCGAGTACCACCGCGGATACCGCCGCAAAAACAGAGATCGTCGTCCGCCAGGCATTCGGCGGGGTGTTATTCATTGATGAAGCGTATGCCTTGCTGTCCGGCGATGCGGCAGGGGAAGCGGCGATCGCGACCTTGATCAAGCAGATGGAGGATAACCGGGATAAATTTGTCCTGATCCTCGCGGGCTATACGGATGAAATGAACCGTTTGGTTAATTCCAATCCGGGCTTTGCATCAAGATTTAAAGATTATGTCAGGTTCCCGGATTATACGGTCGATGAGATGTGCGATATTTTTTCATGTATGGTGAATCAGAAAGGCTTATGCGTGGACGGGGAAGCGATGGAGCATTTCCGCGTCCGGATCGCAAAAGAAAAGAAAGGGAAGCATTTTGGCAATGCGAGAACAGTCCGCAATGTCATGGAGGAATGCATCGATCATCATGCCGTCCACATCAAGGATGGCAAGCTGAATGGCGCGGATCGTTACAAACTGGTCGGCATGGACGTGTCAGAAAATGTATCGGAATATTTTGGAAAATGATGAGCCGGGCTATATGTGAGAATCACATACTGTAAGCGCATTATAAAAAGGGGAATGGAGAAAAAAGAAATGTATCACACAAACAAAGACACAAAATCAAAATGCTGGTTCGGATGGATCAGTCCCGATGGACAGACATTTCCATGTGATTACCACGGACATTTCGACCTGGCGAAAAAGCTGGCTGGAACGCTCGGCGTTCAGGCTGATCGTCCAATGCGGAATCCGGAATTGCTTTTGGAACAGCACGGCTGGGTCAAGGTCACAAAGGATCCATTTGGCCCTGCAGAAAAATTACGCAGCGCGATCCTGGCATCACGCATGTATATCACACGGACACAGGCAAAAACCCTTGCGGACCTCGGATTTGACCAGAACCATGACTACCTGGATCTGGTGGAAATGAGCGAAATGCGTTGGGCGGTATAAGGAAAAGGAGAGAAAATCATGGAAAAGAAAACAGGAAAGAAATTGATCATGGGAGGAATCGCCTTGTTGGCTGCCAGCGGTCTCTTATTTGCCGGATGGAAGGTACTTGGCTCAAAGTTCCTCGCACCTAAGGTGGATACAACGGAAACCACGAATGGGAGCGAAGTAAAAACACTGCATCTGTCCTTATCGACGGATGCAATGGAGGGGAGTGTCCTTTATCAGATCGCACAGAATTTTGCCGACCGTGTGGCAGACATGTCGGATGGGAAGCTGGCAGTTGATCTATATGAATATGGCCAGCTTGGAAAAAATTCCGACATGATCGCATTCTTAGACAGCGAAACGCAGGCTGCGGATCTTTTATTTGTGTCCACGGATGCGTTAAGGGATGCAGGCTGTACGAAAGTGGAAGATACCATGAAAGCTTGTGCTTTTAAGGATCATGCTGATTTTGCTAAGTGGGTGGCATCTTCAAAGGCAGAGCAGGTACTTGCGGATACGGAAAAATCCGGGATCGGTGGAACGGGATTGTTTTTTGTAGAGGACGGATTTTACCAGACGTTTTTAGTGACAGATGATTCTGTATCTGAAAAGACAATCCTCGGGCTTGGGTTCGACGAGAGCGATACATATTACAAAAAGAAAAATGCGCATTATGAATTCGGCCCTTATGTAGATATTCCGGACAGAGTTGCAAACGGTACAATCGCCGGGGCGGAGCTGCCGTTTGACCAGTTCGAGGAAGAAAAAATGTATGAATATCTGCCTTACGTGGTCAATGATAACCATATGGTACGTCCTTACGAGGCGATCATCACACTCCGTACAGCGGATAAGATCGGCAAGGATTCTGTTGTGCTCTTAAAAAAAGCCGGCCAGGAGACGGTCAAGGAGTACGCGGATATCCTGACACATACGGATGAAGAGGCGCTTGCCAGATTAAAAGAAGCTGGCGTGGCGGAAACTGCACTAAAATAAGACGCAGGAACAGCTAAGCATCAGCAGATGTATTAGGTGTTGCCAGAAAGCATTACGAACGGTCACAGGGGTGTTCCCGGGGAGCACCCCCACCGCAATATACTAAAAAACAACATTAAAAAATAACAGCCATTTCCCCCAAATATGGAAGTGGCTGTTTTTTGATGCGATTGTGAACAGACTTCGGAGGGATGTCGGCCGGCGTGCCAGATATGGATATTTCATCGTTTTTCTTCCGGCAGGAAGAGCTCTTCGTATCTTCGAACGATATCTTTCCCGGTCTGTGTCTCACAAAGATGTTTTGCTTCTTTTTTGATCCACTGGAACATGTTTGGATAGGCGAGCATCAGGTCAATGAAATAGTTGTTACCAGTTTGGCGGTCACCGAATAACGTTCCCGGGCCGCGAAGCTCCAGGTCTTTTTCGGCTATCAGGAATCCGTCCGTTGTCGAACGGAGAAATTCCAGTTTCTCATTTGGCGCTTCTGTCTGTAAGATGCAGTACGCCTGGTCCCGGCCGCGCCCAACGCGCCCGCGGAGCTGATGCAGGGTGGAAAAACCGAAACGGTCCGCACCGGTAATTGTGATCACCGTCGCATTCGGTACGTTCATGCCAACCTCGATGACGGTGGTCGCCATCAGTACGTCGATTTGTCCTTCCGCGAATTTCTGCATCAGCTCTGTTTTTTCGGCTGCTTTCATCTTGCCGGTCAGCACAGCCATTGTGATGCGTTCCTGGTCAAAATAAGACCGGTAGACGCGTTCCTTTTCTTCAATGGAATATGCTTGGGCAGCCTTATCATTTTTATCAATGGCTGGGCACACGATGTACGCCTGATGGCCTTTTTTAATCTCCCCGATCATGTGTCTTGCCGCTTTTGCATCATCCTGTGTAATTGCGGTTTTCACCGGAAGCCGTTCTGCAGGTTTATCGGTAATAGTGATGATGCCGGAATCCTCCCCGTAGACGGTATCAGCCAGGGATTTTGGAATCGGCGTTGCGGACATGGTGATCTTGTGGCATCCTGGGACGCCCTTTTCCATAAAATTGCCCCGGTGTACGACGCCGAACTTATGCTCCTCATCAATGACAACAAGGCCGAGGTTGTGATACTGTACCGGCTCCGCAAAGATACTGTGTGTGCCAACGATCAGGGAGATTTCTCCGCTTGCAATTCCGGCTAACATCTTCCGCTTTTCCGCTGCTTTTGTCTCACTGGTCAGGAAAGCGATCTTTAACCCGGCGTTTTTGGCAATTTCGGAAAGGTCGCGGTAGTGCTGCCACGCAAGAGTTGTGTATGGTACGGCGAGGGCTCCCTGGTAGCCGCTTCCCGCAGCTTGAAGGAGCAGGGCAAACGCGACGCAGGTTTTACCGGTTCCGACATCTCCCTGAATGAGGCAGTTTACCCGCCGTCCTCCGGCCATTTGTGCCGAGACGGTATCAATCGCCTGCTTCTGTCCATTGGTCAGGGCATATGGGAGAGATGCCAGATAAGCCTGTTGTAATGTTAAATCGTTACACACCGCGCCGTGTTCCGAGTCGGAGCCGGCATGGTTGAGCTGAAGCTTGACCGCAAGGTACATTAAGTCGTCAAAGACGGCACGCTTTTTCGCCGTCTGCACGTCCCGCCAGGACTGCGGATGGTGCATCATGCGCGCGGACTGCAAAAAAGACGGAAGGCCTGCTTTTTGCAGCAGGTCCGGCGGCATGATATCAAAGGAACTGATTTTTTGCAGCGCCAGATCCAGAGCGTTTCGGTAGTCCTCTGCAGTGAAGGATTTGATCTGCCCATGCTGGACGTAAAATGTGTGATAGCGCTCTATATTCCAGGAGAATACCGGTGGGTTTAAGATGGAAAATGTACGGTACGCTTCATTGTAGGTGATAAACCCTCCAACAATCACCCTCTTTCCGACCAGCATGGATGAAACCGTCAGGCATTCCAGTAAGATCCGTCGGATTGCAAGGTCTAACCGGAGCCCTCTCAGATACCATTTGGCGCACCGTTTTTGAAGTTCACGCATGTCAGCACCGCAAAAAGCAGATCCGATCGCTTCCCATACCTCTGGTCCGCAGGTTTCCCGTAAGGCAGCTTCGCCCATGGAGGAACATGCGTCCTTCCCGAAAACACGGAGCGATCCAAGTGCCTGCGCAGCTGGGGGTTCTTCCTGGTTTAAGGCTGCGATGGCTTTTGCGCATTTTGCGGAAACCTGCATATCTGCAGAGTTCTCGTAGAACATCAGCACATTTGGTATGATGAGTTTCCTTGTCATCGGATTATCGTCCAAATCTTCCAACAGCCTGTATTTGAACGCGTCCAGTCCAAGAATATTGGCTTGCAGCACCTGTCCGGTGCTATCTTTCTGTTTTGTCTGTTCGTCCTCAATTTTCAGTTTTAGCATCATGGTGTGGTTCCGCTGCTCCGTCTGGCAGGACAGGCAGGTTCCTATAACCGCGAACGGGGCGCGGCGCTGCAGGATGGCACATGTCTGTTCGTTCTGGATATCCAGTGCGTAAGTGTTGGTAAAATCCCAGTAGTGGTTCGGCTGTTTTCTGAGCATAGCTTCCACGGAAGTGATCTTTCTTTTGTTTAAGGAACTGCATTGCCGTTCCGTCAATCCTAATTCGTTTAACTCCATCATTTTCTCCTTTTTGTACGTGCGGCTGCATAAGACAAGTTTTTTCTTGCAGCTATTTCTACCAGTATGTCGCAAATTTTCCATGGCTTTTTTTGCGGATAACGATTTTTGGTCATTTTTCCTGTTTTTGAGTGTTTGTTTTTCTGCCATGCATAAGTGGTGGGTCCTGGCATGCACTGTATTTTGGGCTGCCTTTTCCCTTTGCGTTCGCCATACTGTTAGCGAACATTGAATCATAAGGAATATAAGGAGGAAGAAAAAATGATCGCTAAGACAAAAGACAAAAAAGAACAGGGTGACATGATGATCGCCGCAGCAAAGAAATTTCAACAGGAGCATGATGGAAAGCTTCCGTCGGTTATGGATGTGGCACATCAGTTAGACACATCACAATGGACCATATACCACAATTCGTATTATATGGAATGGATGAAGCAGGCTAAGATGCGGATATCCGGGTTATCGGACGCGAAATCGCAGCCAGCTCCAAAAAATGCATCGCAACCGGTGAAAAAAGAGACTTTGGAATCCAAAAATAGCCTGATGATCCACGGGACGCTTTTATATCCGTGGACATTTCAGGGAGAGCTGGTTGTCCGGAGCGCGGAGATGGAAAAGTGCTTAAGCCATCAGGTCCGCAGCCTGGTAAAGGCCTGTGCCAAACAGGACGCGTCCTGTATGCGGACTGCGTGTTTACAGGAATTATGGGATGAAAACCCGGGCTGTAAACGCACTGGCAATCCAGTTTTTCCGGTCAGCTTGTATGTGGAAGCGGCATTCCATGCAGCATTACAGACGAAAAAGCTGCAACCACGACGGGAAAAGGAACTGAAAGAATTTATCCAGAGTTATTTCCATGCCGGCCCGGCGCAGGAGGAGGCTGCGGATGTGCAGGATCAGGGAGTGCAGACGGATGGGGCGCAGGATCCTACTTTGATGTGCGTTCCGGCGCCTGCACTTGACCTGACGCCGCTGATCGACTGCATTTCCCATGGATTTCAGGCATTAGAAACATTTGACTTGAAGCACGCAGAGAACGTGGCGGGGCTATATATAGCGATCCGGGAACAGAACAAGCTGCTCACGCAGGCGGTCGAATTATTGTCTCAGAATCTCATGATACAGGGACAGGCTATCACGAGCCTTCAGGATACAATCTGTTCCATGGTGCAAGACTCCAATCCAGTCAATGCAGGAAGCGTTTCAACGGCGACCGCAAAGATCTTAAACCGCGGGGAACAAATTCAGGAAACGGACAAGAAGGCGCTCCTTGAGAAAAAACTTCAGAGTGCGTCAAATCGTAAGGTTACAGCGAGGACCAGTCTGGATACGGAGGCTTTCGAAAAACACGAAACCGCGGAAGAAACACCGGATATTGACACCGGATCTAACATTCCAGACGAAGCGCCGGACATGGGAACTGGTCCTGATATAAGCACACAGGAAACACCTGTCTCTAAGAAAGCATCGTCCACCATCCCGGAAGAAGGACAAGATTCAGACTTTATGAGCTTCCGCGTTTATAGTGACCAGATCCATGCACTTTTACTGGAATTTGGAATCACTAATAAAATGGACACGGAAAGAGGAGCAATGTTGTCCAAAGCGTACACCCGCATGAGAAACCAGTACGGGATCGTCTGGGAACAGGTAGAAAAGGAGTACATTCAGGAAAACGGGGAGCGTGCGAAATCCACATTAAGGCTTGCTTATTTTCTGGAATCAACAGGTCCGCAGTACCGCGGATTGTTAGGTGGCTGTCTGCATACCGTTTTGCAGGACGCAGCTAAGAAACATGAAGAGGATACGTCTTCCAAAGCGGAGCAATATTATGTTCAGGATCTCGGCCTGGTGGATAAAATGATCGAAAAGCTTGCAATCGAAAAATCCGTCACACCGCGTTCCTTGAAGGATGCGTATCACATGCTGTTGCAGAATGATACCACCATGCATTGGAAGCGTCTGTCGACGGCATACCGGGAAAAATTCCGTATGGCATCAAAATGTGCGATTGATCCGATTAAAGTAGCGGGATCTACGGATAAGGCAAAAAAAAGAGCTGTAGTCTTATTCAACATGTTTGTGGATAAACAGTTTATGGATGTTACGGCATAACTTCACAGGGCGGCGCAAAATGCCGCCCTTATTTTGCTTCAAAATCACAGTATGCCATCCCCATACTGAAGACAAAATAAATATAAGGTATTGGGCATGGCCCAGAAAGGAGTACATATATGAAAATCATTAAGAGAAATGGTGCAGAGGCCGAATTCGACCGTAATAAGATTGTCAACGCAATCACCAAGGCGAATCTTTCCGTTGCGGAACCAAGCCGCATGAAGGACATCTACATCGAGGCGATCGCTCTTGACGTGGAAGACGAGCTTAAGGAACGCCCGAGTACCTCCAATGTGGAGGAAATTCAGGACCTTGTGGTATATGCCCTGATGAAGCATGCGCCGGTTGTTGCGATGAGCTACCAGAAGTACCGCGAAAAGCGCGAACTGATCAGACACGCGAATACCACGGACGATAAGATCTTAAGTCTTATCAACTGTGAGAATGAAGAGGCTAAACAGGAGAATTCCAATAAGAACCCGATCATCAACTCTACCCAGCGTGATTATATGGCAGGAGAAGTGAGCCGGGATTTAACGGACCGTATCCTGCTTCCGAAAGAGATTGTGGAAGCGCACCGGGTTGGAATTATTCATTTCCATGATTCCGATTACTTTGCGCAGAAAGAACACAACTGCGACCTGGTGAACCTGGAAGATATGCTCCAGAATGGCACTGTCATTTCCGGCACCATGATCGAGAAGCCGCATAGTTTTTATACGGCCTGCAATATCACCACACAGATTATTGCACAGGTAGCATCCAACCAGTATGGCGGACAGTCCTTCTCATTAGCACATCTGGTACCGTTCGTGGAAGTCTCGCGTTCACGTATCAGAAAGCAGATCGAGCAGGAAAATGAGGCAGCCGGTGTGGTTATGGACGAATCCCAGGTGAATACCGTGACGGATTTCCGCTTGAAAGACGAGATCACCCGCGGTATCCAGACGATCCAGTACCAGCTGATCACCCTGATGACCTGTAATGGGCAGGCGCCATTCGTGACCATGTTCATGTATTTGGACGAGGTACCGGAGGGAAGAGCAAGGGACGATATGGCCATGCTGATCGAAGAGGTCTTAAAGCAGCGTTACCAGGGCGTGAAAAATGAGAAGGGAGTCTGGGTTACTCCGGCGTTCCCAAAGCTGATTTATGTTCTGGACGAGGATAATATTACGGAAGGGTCCAAATACTGGTATCTGACCGAACAGGCGGCGCGTTGTACCGCAAAACGGATGGTCCCGGACTACATTTCCGCAAAGATCATGCGGGAATTAAAGAAGGGATGCGTATATACCTGTATGGGATGCCGTTCTTTCCTGACTGCAGAAGACGATGTTCGCAACGCGGATGGAAGCAGAAAGTTTTATGGGCGCTTTAATCAGGGCGTGGTAACCATCAATCTGGTGGATGTTGCGTTAAGTTCCGAAAAAGACATGGACAAATTCTGGAAGATTCTTGAGGAACGCCTGGAATTATGTCACAAGGCATTACGCTGCCGCCATGAACGATTACTCGGAACGTCATCCGATGTTGCTCCGATCCTCTGGCAGAACGGCGCTCTCGCGAGACTGGAAAAGGGGGAAAAGATTGATAAGCTGCTGTATGGCGGATATTCAACGATCTCACTTGGTTACGCCGGCCTTTACGAGATGTGCCTTTATATGACCGGAAAGAGCCATACAGACGAGGAGGCGAAGCCATTCGCGCTGGCCGTGATGCAGAAATTAAATGATAAGTGTGCTGAGTGGCGTGCGGCGGAAAATATCGGTTATTCTGTATATGGAACGCCGCTGGAATCCACAACGTACAAATTTGCAAAATGCTTACAGAAGCGTTTCGGTACCATCGAAGGTGTGACGGACCACAACTATATCACAAACAGCTATCATGTCAATGTACGCGAGAAGATCGATGCCTTTACGAAGTTAAGCTTTGAATCAGAGTTTCAGAAGCTTTCTCCGGGTGGCGCGATCAGTTACGTGGAAGTGCCGAACATGCAGCAGAATATCCCGGCAGTCCTTGCGATCATGAAGCATATCTACAATAACATCATGTATGCAGAATTGAACACCAAGAGCGATTACTGTGAATGCTGCGGCTATGACGGTGAGATCAGAATCGTAACAGATGACAGCGGAAAGCTGGTCTGGGAGTGCCCGAACTGCGGCAACCGCGACCAGTCCAAGATGTCCGTTGCGCGTCGTACCTGCGGGTATATCGGGACACAGTTCTGGAATCAAGGAAGGACGCAGGAGATACGTGACCGTGTGGAGCATGTAACTATTGCATCTGTTATATAACAGATAGAACAAAGTGTAAATGCGCAATGATTCAGTTCTTATAACAATTATACAGTTCTCATATGTCATCAAAGAAATGTGCAATAATACAATGACTCAGTTGATATAACAATAATACAGTTGATATACTTCAACAATTTGGGAAACAACCAATGATACAGTTGATATACGTCATAATTGTACAAAATAGATGATGATAGGAGAAGTTGCCTTTGAGCACTGGGTCTTAATCAATTAGCGAAGGATAGACCGGGCAAATTCCGGTCTTCCTAAATCATACAAAGCATACAAAGGAGAAAAATATGAACTACGCACAGATCTTTCGGTGTGATATCGCAAATGGTCCCGGATGCCGTACGAGCCTGTTCGTATCTGGCTGTACGCATCACTGTCCGGGATGCTTCAACGAGATTGCATGGGATTTTAATTACGGAAAGCCTTTTATGAAGGCTGTCGAAGACCAATTACTCCTTGAAAGTCAACCGTCCTATATCGACGGGTTTACGTTTCTCGGAGGCGAGCCAATGGAAGTGGCAAATCAGTCGGTGTTACTGCCGTTCATGGAACGGATCAGAAAGGAACTTCCGGAAAAAACTATCTGGATTTATTCCGGATACACGTATGAAGAACTGACAGATCCCGGCAATTCCAGATGCCACAGTAAGGACACAGACCATATCCTTGCGCTTGCGGATGTCCTTGTGGATGGGAGATTTGTTGAGGCAAAAAAGGATATTACCCTCCGGTTTCGCGGGTCTTCTAACCAACGTGTGATCGATCTGAAGGAAACAAGAAAAAGCGGACGGATCATCTTAAGTCCGTATGGGGAAAATTAACAGGATGTTATGAGGGCTGCCAGGTATGGCAGTCCTTATTTTTTTATACCTATCGCACACGCGCACGGAAGAGTGTGCGGCATGTAGCATACTGAAGAAAACAGAGCGTGCACGTGCATAATTACCTCGCACGTGCATGTACCATGCTATGCACGCGGTTTTTCTGCTATGCTTTCGACATCGGCAGGAAAACCAGAAGAAAGGAGAATGACCATGACAGACAAAATAGAGAAAACTACCGATCACAGAAAAGAATTTTCTGATGCATTGAAGACATGTCTTGTTGAATCCGGGATCGCAACGGCGGCAAACCTTCATAAAGAAATGGATGCACGTGGGTATCCGGTAAATGACAGTACCGTACGGCGTTATGTTTCCGGGAACGTACTTCCACCGGAAACGGCATTCGGTATGATTCGGACTATCCTGGAGCCTAACATCACAAAGGAAAACATGGACAGGCTGGAGCGGACTTATCTGGCAGCGGCGGACGAACGCGGGTATGCGGTAGAAAAGAACATGACAGATCAAGATGCAAAAAACAAATCGAATGAAGGATTGGAAAATCCGTGGCGCGCGGCTCCGAAGACTCACAAGGGTTACAACGAACCGTGGTTCGACCGGACGACATTATATGAGGAACTGGAGCGGATCCCGAGGGCCCTGTTTGGGTATCGGGAAAAGTCACAGATGTTCCCCAAACCGGAATATCTCGATTACCTGCAGGCAAAAACCATGTACGGGGAACGGGAGGCGCTGGATTATGTGCCGTGCGTCCAGAATGAGAGTGCCGGGAACAAGCTTGCCTTCCTGCAGGCGTATAAGCATTTCATGAAAGAACAGGCGCTTTATGGCATGGGCGAAGCTTACTGGTTGAATGCGCTGTCCACGTGGTTTTACAATTCTCAAGTGGAACCGGACCGTTCCTGGCACATTTACTGTGTGAAATGCATCGTCAATCGTGCCATTGCCCGCTTATGGAAACAAGAGGATCTGGAACACGCTGGCGACTATGTCACAGAGTTATACAGGTTGTTTAAGGAACATGAAGAAGAGCATTACGAAAATGTGTTAGTAGAATATTACCGGTATGATAACCATAAGTTGCGGACGGGCGGTGGGCATCCTCTTTTGGGGTCTCTGGAGCTTGGGAATGCAATCGTGTTTTTTAAAAAGAATCAGATCACCAGTCCGTATTTTATTCGACTGCCAATGTTCGATGTGAATCCTGCCGAAACGGATCCGGACAGCGGTATGTTAATGTGTAGGCTGGTTGCGAATGATTTTCCGTCAATGCCAGAATGCAGCATTCGCGCCTTTATGACATGGGTTGAAAGCTTACAAAAAAAACGGTGACGTAGCCATGGCGCAGACAAACGACGCAAAATAGGGAAGGAGGATGGGACCGACACTCTTATAGGTTCCTCAAAAAGACATAATCATGCAGAAAAATATTCCGTTAAATCATGCAGAAACGCAGACTTATCCAATCGGCAAAGCCGATAAGGATGAACAGAAAAACATCATCCTGTCGCAGCATGGCTGCGTGGGATTCGGTCAAATGGGAAATAATAACGTTTTGGTTATTGGTGGTATCGGGAAGTCACGCGAAATCATTCAGCCGAATTTGCTTCAGGCTTTTGGCTCTTACGTAATTCTGGATCGCGGTGGAGAGTATTTTAATCACAACGCATCCTTTTTTCGCAAGAATGGCTACCAGGTGCGCGTCTTGAATCTGTCTGATGTGGGGCATTCCGATCAGTATAATCCGCTTCATTATGTAAGGGACGAAGAGGATGCGAGTCTGCTCGTCCAGTGTATTTTTAACTGCACCTCCGCAAATCGGGACCAAACAGCAGACTCATTCTGGGAAAAGACCGAAAGGGCAATCCTGGAAGCCTTGATCCTTTATATGGTCCAGTGCCGTCCGAAAGAAGAACGGAATTTCGCTGCTGTGCTCAAATTACTGAATGATGCAAAAACAGACGAGCACGGTCTTGACGCACTGGATAAACTGTTTGGTGAAACAAAAAATACAGCGAAAGAAGACAGCTTCACGGTGCGGTATCATGATTTTAAACAGGCGGGTAAAAAAACTGCGATGTCCATACTGACCGCGGCAGCCGTGCGTCTGGCCGTTTTTGCCCGTGAAGATATTCAGACTCTGACAAAGGACGACCAGATGGAGATCGAAATGATGAGTGAGGAGGATACCGTCACTTTTCTCATTCCGTCTGCGAATGATGACGATGCCATGCTTATCAATATGATCTGCACTCAGATGATGGACCGGTTGTATAAATACGCTGCTGAGACGAACTGTTTTCCGCTGCCGCGACAGGTAAGGTTCGTCATGGATGATTTTACGAGTATTGGGGTATTGCCGAGATTTCAGATGAAATTGCCCACCATGCGTAAATACGGTTTGTCCGGCATGCTCTGCGTTAACTCACTGGCGCAGATAAAAACATTGTATCCGGAAGACTGGGAAACCATCGTGGGGAGCTGCATGGCATCAATATATCTCGGGACAGATGAGACAGAAGTACACTGGGAAATCGTGCAGTTGGTCGGTAAGACAACAATCGTAAGCAGAAATACTGCCAAGTTCATTGTGGATGAAATTACCGATTCGGATCCATGCCGCCTTAAACACACGGATCGTAATCTCCTGAACAGGGATGAAGTGCGTCGGATGAAGCCAGGAAAGGTGATTTGTATGATCGCTGGATATCAGCCGTTATACGATGATTGTTACGACATCAGTACGCATCCAAATTATACGCTTTGGGAAAGTATGGAAAATTCGACAAAACCGTAGAATGGTGAAGGACGGACAGATTTATTTCGGTCTGTCTTTTTTGACCAAAAAGTGTTATCCGCAAAAAAAGATGAAAATGGAAACATATGACATACTGAAGATGTAACGATTTTGGGAAAAGGGCTACATCGCACAGAATTATGAAGAAGAGCGCTACGAAAATGTGTTGAGGGAATATTACCGGTATGATAACCATAAGTTGCGGACGGGCGGCAGCCATCCTCTTTTGGGGTCCCTGGAGCTTGGGCATGCAACGGTGTATGTTAAAAAGAATCCTAAAAACATGCCCCATACTGACGGTGTAACTTTTTTCAGAAAGGAGACTGCGGCATGGACGTAATATTAACAGAACAGATCAAACTGACCTTCCCGTCGGATGGACAACGTAAGGCGGCGGAACAGGCTTTTTCTGTTGTGACAAAGCGATATGCGGAAGCATGTACGTATGTTTCCTGTTACTATTTTGAGCATAACTGTACCGGGTCTGCCATAGATCTGCATAAGGTACTGTACGCGGATGTCCGCGCTTCCTACGGATTAAAATCCCAAATGGCAATCTCCGTATTCAAGACGGTCCTTGCAAGATATAAGACCGTTGGTGAACTGATGAAACAGGAAACCGTGACATATACCGTGGACGGCCGGCATGACACTTTCCGTAAGAGTCTTGACTGGCTTCAGAAACCAGTCGTATTCCGGCGTCCGCAGGCGGACCTGGTCCGTGGACGTGACTGGGGCTTTACCGCAGGTATGGAAATGGTCTCTGTCAATACCCTCGGAAAGCGGATCAAATGTACGTACCAATGCCGTCCTGACAGCCGGCTGTTT